ATGCTTGAACAAATGGGTAAAGCGGCAAAAGCGGCCTCTTATCAGTTGGCAGTTTTGAGTACCGCGCAGAAAGATCGTGCGCTGCTGACGATTGCAGATTTGCTGGAAGCTGAGAGTGCGGCGATTCTGGCGGCTAACGCACTGGATTTAGCCGATGCGCGCCAAAATGGCATGAGTGAAGCGTTACTGGATCGTCTGCTCTTAACGCAGGAAAGGCTGAATGCGATCGCCAGTGATGTGCGTCAAGTATGTCGCCTGACCGATCCGGTGGGGCAGGTGATTGACGGTAACATGTTGGATAACGGGCTTAAGCTGGAGCGTCGCCGCGTGCCGCTGGGCGTAGTTGGCGTGATTTATGAAGCACGCCCGAACGTCACTATCGATGTGGCTTCCCTGTGCCTGAAAACCGGTAATGCAGTGATTCTGCGCGGTGGTAAAGAGACGTACCGCACCAATGCGGCGACGGTAGAGGTCATTCAGCAGGCGCTATCACAGTGCGGCCTGCCTGCCGCTGCGGTGCAAGCGATTGAAAGCCCGGATCGCGAATGGGTTAATCAACTGCTGAAATTGGATCGCTACGTGGATATGCTGATTCCGCGTGGTGGTGCAGGCTTGCATAAACTGTGTCGTGAACAATCGACGATCCCTGTCATCACTGGTGGTATCGGCGTGTGTCACATCTATGCCGATGACAGCATCGATTTCGACAAGGCGCTGAAAGTGATTGAAAGTGCTAAAGTGCAACGCCCTAGTGCCTGTAACAGCCTGGAAACGCTGCTGGTCAATCGAGGTATTGCCGACCGTTTCCTGCCAGAACTGAGCAAGAAAATGGCAGCGTCGGGCGTCACGTTACACGCCAGCCCTTCAGCAATGCCATACCTGACCTGTGGCCCAGCGAGTGTAGTCGCAGTGGAAGAGGCCAACTACAATGACGAATGGCTCTCTAACGACCTGAACGTTACGCTGGTGGACGATCTGGATGCAGCGGTTGCGCATATTCGTGAGCATGGTACGCAGCACTCCGATGCCATTCTGACTCACTCCTTGAGCAACGCGGAACGCTTCGTGCGAGAAGTGGATTCCTCGGCGGTGTATGTCAACGCCAGTACACGCTTCACCGACGGCGGCCAGTTTGGTTTGGGCGCGGAAGTGGCGGTCAGTACCCAGAAGCTGCACGCGCGTGGCCCGATGGGGCTGGAAGCGCTGACCACCTATAAATGGATTGGTTATGGCGACGATTTGATTCGTGCGTAATGTTGATTTTTCAGCCATGAAGCTGATTTAGTCAAAGGAGGCTCGCGATAAGTCAGGAAGACAAACCGCGAGCCCTTGTTTACCGTAGTTTATTGATTAAAAATGCTAAGGCTGCTTATTAATGGTGGCCTTGTGCAACCCCTCCTGTGCCATCTGGAAGCCCAATTGCCACATTTTGCATCATGCCCTGATCTTCATGATCCAGGATATGGCAGTGCAGTACAAACTCGCCGATATAGCGTTCATAACGTGTCCGAATAGAGATCTTGTACGTGCCCTTTGGCGCCTCTGTGGATTCCAACGCGCCATTTATATTGCTTTTTATCCATAGTGTGTCCTTCCACACGCCTTTCAGACCGGCATATTGTGAGATACTGCCATCCGCTTCCTTTGCGCCTGGCAAGCTTACGTCATTACCATCCGGATCGAGGACCTGAATAATTTCGAAGGGATTCACATGGATATGGAAAGGATGGCTGACAAAATAGGATTGCAATTGCCATTCTTGAGCGGTTCCGAGCACTAGTTGGTGATCGATATGTTTCGGATCATAAGGCCGAGCGCCCTCAGGGCTATAGGAGCCATCGCTATTTTTTACTACAGAAAATGAGTTACCCACCTCAAACGTTGGGGGCTTTTTCGTGACATCAATGTAAAACACCAACTCCTGCGGTGGAACATGGCTGACTTCTTTATCCGTAATAGGCGGATGGGGAATGAATTTGGTCAGTTTGAGCCCATCTTCCAAACTACTGACGATTTCTTTAGCCAGTTTGGCTGGCTGATAGGTTTTTTGCGCTTGCGTGATTAATTGCTGAGTGGTTGATGCGATGGGGTCTGCTATAGACTGCCCTCCTTTAACTCTGACAAAACCTAAAACCGAACGTGCCTTGTCTTCACGTGAGACGTTATCCGCCGCTTTTACTGGCGGATTGACAATACAATAGAGGCCGTCTTCGGGGAAATTGACCAGTAGATCATTACGATAGCCAGGTTGTAGAGTGGTGTTCGTTTGTACCTGCCCTTGAGGCATCGTCAGCCCGTCGGCTGCGATGACAGCATAAGGAACTGGTGAGCCTGTGCAGAGTTCGCGTACAAATCGATCCTGATTTTCTGTACCAAGTGTTTTCTCCCGAGAGCGAAAATCACGGGTATCGAGCTTGCGAAACTCGACTTTTATCGTCTCACGCACCCCGGCATGAACCAAGCGCCAGCGTTCAATCTGACCCGCCTTAGCATTGGCAAAAACAGGCCTTACCCGGCCGTTGACCGTAGTAAAACGCCCTGAGTCATCCCACGATCCTGGTTTGAATTGTTCGTAAGAAACGACCTCACCAACTTCTCCAGGGGCGCATGACCAGTCAATTGAATCATCTGATTTTTTCTTCAGCTTGCCATCTTTGAGGCAGGCATAGGGAACTTGTTCAAAGACTAATAGGCGTTCAGGGAAGGGCTTGCCGTCCGCAGTTTTCAGCAACGTATCGATATCGCCGTTTGAGGTTTCGGTGGGTATGCGATCGCCCCGAATAACAAGCGCCCCGGCCATACCGCTGCCAACCTGAATTGCCGTTGAACCATGGTTGTGTGGGTGATACCAAAATGTTCCGGCTGGGTGATCGCTGGGGATATTATATTCATACTCGAATTTCATACCCGGGTTAATCGATAACAAAACATTATCGCTATTTCCCGTTGGGCTTATCCAAAGCCCATGGCTATGTAGATTGGTACGGTTAAAGCAGTGTGGGACATTAATATCTTCCGATTTTGTGGCACATTCAGGTTCAACGGGAAGCTGATTATCGAGCCTTATTCTGACGGTATCACCCGGCGTGGCTTCAATGGTTGGGGCTATAAAAGGGTGATAGGGATCGACATTGGTGCCACTATAACTGCGTAAGCGAACTTTATCCGGATGGCCTTGTGCTGGGTTACGAATGAGTCCCTCGGTATATTGCACTTTCAGATCTAACGTTCGCTCTCGGCCTACATGAGGTGGCGCTGATTCGTTGATTTTCCTTTGGTAAAGCGTACCTGACGGCATTAATAAAGACTCTGTCAGTACGGGGGGATTTATGAACGTGTTCGCTTGCTGTTCATTTTCTACCTCTTGCGCCCCGGCGTGGGGGAAATAAAAACTGAATAGTAAAGCCGTTGCGCTGAGAAGTGATTTTTTATGCACCATATATTCTCCATGCCTAAATATTTTAGTGTTATACCCTAAATAATTCGAGTTGCAGGAAAGCCAACGCATATGCAGCTTGAAGTATAACGGGCATATGTAATTTAATTGACTTGCTATGATAAGGTGGTTTGTTTTTTATCTTTTTGTTTTCATTGTTTAATTAACGTTCTTCACCTAGAGTATATAAGATGATTCATGGTTTTTTTAAACGATAATACCCCTTGCTATTTATGGCGTAATTATTTAAGTAAAGTTAAAAACATTAAGATAGTAAACATAAAAACAAAGTAAATTTTTAAAAAATAACTTAATGTGATAAATGATTTTGGATGTTTATTTTTTATAATTATTTGTTTTTTATTTATGTTCTCGCTAATTGTTTCCTGCGATGTACCCAATAATCCCCAATATGTAGGTTTTCGGGCCTGAAAACGATCGCGATCTCGCGATGTTGATAGGTGAGCCTGTGTAACGCAATCCTCGTGTGTTAAGCCTGAAAGTTATAAAATATTTTGTTATTAGTTTGGTTAATTATTAGAAAATCTTCATTTTTCATCAAGCGACGATAAAACCAGCAGACGAGCGCCAATCACTTGACTTGAGGTGCTGATTTCACTAGTTTGTCACCCCGTAGTTCACGTCAGGCTCTCGCCGCGACGATTCTCAAAGCCGATATAGCTCAGTTGGTAGAGCAGCGCATTCGTAATGCGAAGGTCGTAGGTTCGACTCCTATTATCGGCACCAGTTAAATCAATCACTTACTAACTATCTCCTGTTGTTCCGTTGCTAACGTGGGACAGATTTGGGACACAAACGTCAAAAATAGCATCAATTTGTCGTGCGTGCTCAGTGAGATGATTGGGTGCCAGGTGCGCATAGCGTCGAACCATCTCGATAGATTCCCACCCGCCCATTTCCTGCAATACAGATATAGGCACTCCAGCTTGAACCAGCCAACTTGCCCATGTATGCCTCAAATCATGGAACCGAAAATCATCAATCCCTGCTCGTTTTAGCGCTGCTCTCCATGCAGTGTTGGCGTCGTAGCGCATTTTCCTAACTACAGGGCTTTTCGTTCCGCTCGGCTTCGTGCAACTTTCCCGATACACGAAAACCCAACGGTGATGATGGCCTATTTGTTTTTTCAGTACGCGACATGCGGTATCGTTTAGCGCAATCCCGATAGCTCTGTTAGATTTGCTATCTTCGGGGTTAACCCATGCTACGCGACGCTGCATGTCTATTTGCTGCCACTCAAGATTGATGATGTTAGACCGTCTAAGCCCCGTCGATAGCGCAAACTCAACGACAGATTTTAACGGCTCTGGACATTCATCAATCAACCTTTTTGCCTCATGAGGCTCCAGCCAGCGTATACGCCTATTTTTTGGCGATGGCACTTTAATATTTGGCGCTCTCTCCAGTACGCGCCAATCCCTTTCTGCTGCTCTCAATAGCGCTTTTATGAAAGCCAAATGAGTTGCCTTTGTTGCTGTGGCGACTGGCTTCGGCGTATACATTGGGATTTCCGTTCCCCGCTTCCTTGCGGCCTCGGCCTGTGACTTCCAGTTCTCTTCGTGCCTGCGATTCACCATTTTTTGCACTGCCGAATAAATTCTGGCTTCGTTAATATCCCTTAGCGCAACGCCTGAGAAATACTGCATCCAGAACCCGATACGGCTTTTATCATCGTCCAGTGATTTTTTGCTGGCCTTTTCCTCGATCCATCTCAGACACGCTTCATCGAATGTGATAGACGGGAACTCACCCAACTTGCTAACTCGCCACGCCTCAGCTTTTAGCTTGTCGTGCAACTCCTGAGCCTGCCTTTTGTCCTCTGTTTTAAGAGATTGCTTAACTCTGCTGCCGTCTGGAGCCGTGAAACTCGCGTACCAAACGCAACCCCTGCGGAAGATTGACATGATGATATCTCCTGATCTGCCGCGTTCACGGCAGTAGTGTTGATCGGATTGTCTACTGCCGCAATGCAGGCGCGACGAGTAAATAGATAGGGTGATGATTTTTTGGCGGGGTTTTTACGTGAGTATGCAATACGTCCGGCACGGCACCACGCCGACAATGTATCCTCATCGATGCCAATGAATGCGGCGGCCTCTTTTCGAGTTAGCGTTATTTTCTCCATATTTCCTCACTTAGCTTCAGCATCAACGACGCGCACGAAATAGCTCAGCCAAAGTTTTGCACTGAATGAATTCGGCGGCAGGGCGGTTATGCGTTTAGCGTGTTTGTCGAGAATGCGCGTGATAATCGGATCGTGGTTTTTTTTCGGCTGGTCTGCTGTCGCGTTGATGATTTCAGAGCGACAGGCTTTAGCGACGCTTCTAATAGCGTTCTCCGTTTCTGTTTGCATATCGATTACCAGAAAACACGGAACAGCGCGGCGGCGAATACAGCAACTACGACATAATCGAGAGGGTTCATTTTTTGTCTCTCAGGGATTTGCAGAATCCAATAATCCGACAAATCATATCCGGCAGGCACAGAAAAAATCCGATGCTGCTAATAATCAAATTAACGAGATTGCCGTCATTCCCATGCGCGTAGATGCACATAATAAATACTGCTGTAGCTAACGTGAGCAGCCATGTTGGAATAGGGATATGAATCATACGATGCTCCATAGTGTGTATAGCGACCACAAAAAAGCCGCTACAAGAGCGGCTGTGGCTAGCTTTGCTGTTAGCGTTGTTCGCTTCATCAGTCCTCATCATCCCACCAGTCTTCATCTTCTTCGTCCGTGTGGATTAGCAATGGGTTTGTAGCGGCCAATATCTCTCCAGCGGCACCACGACGCTGTAGCCTGCGCAGTGCTTCATAAAGTTCGAATGCCTCCGTTCTCTCATCGCCAATATCGAGAGAGCACGCAAGCTGGTGAGATTCTGAAACCAGCGATTCCAACTTCTGATAAATATCCTGCTTACTCATCCTCATCTCCTTAATTCAGGCGTAAAAAAAACCGCTCGGGGCGGCTGGTTGTTCTGCTGGGGATTTAGGCATTATCCCTCTCTCCATGCCTGCGTCCGCGTCATCAATCCATTCTTTTTGGCGTTTCGCTTAATCTTCTGTAATTCTTCTTGTGCCTGTTGAAGGGTTATTTCACCGCCCTCAACTTTTTTCATTAAAGCCATCCTTACTTCCATGCTATCGGCAACCATCCCGTTGCTCTCGCAATCCTCCATGTGGATTCTCTTGTCCATCGCTGCATCAAATCGTGTCCTTGACATATCTACTCCCCCCTATGCTGCGGAACTAGCGGAATATAAACATCGGTATCAGTGTCCGCATCTGGCTGCTGCTCTAATGTGACGCAATTTCCTGTGAAGCGGTTCATGTAGCGGATTGGGGTTGCTGAACTCTCCGGCGATACCGGAGAGTTGCCAGACTGGAGCATTGCGGCGCGGCAGTGGTTATGCACCCGCATTGCTATACCCTCCCGCGTTTCATTACACATTCCGTTAATTTGGATGAAATTAACAGCATCTGCGTATGTCATCTCATCAGGCACCGTGTAAGGCTGGCTTTGCTTGCCCATTCGCAGCACGGCATTAATCAGTCTTTGAATCCATCGCTCAGATTGAAAATTGAATTCTTCTTTCGATTCCTGAATTGCTATCCCCATAATCGTCAATGCGCGATCAAGATTTTTCGGCAGAAAATCGACTTGAGTTTCTTGTGTGGATTTATAAATGGGGAATACATTCCCTTCCGTATCGCGTGCTTTTTCCTCGGCTTCATGCTGGTGGTCGAAAATGTCATAATCAAGCGCTGGCCAATCTTTATTGTACTGATATTCGCAACACCACTTCCACGCATCCCGCTGGCGTTCTAGTTCTGCGACTTTATTTTTTAAATCTTCGATAGACTGCAAAATAACTTCATTGTCCGGCTTGCATCCCAATTCGTCAGCGAATTCGCCAATCACCTTCACGGCAGTTTCATTTAGGAACTTCAACTCTGAATATGATTTATCTGACATTATTATTCTTCTCCCTCTTTTCATAATCTTCACGACAATCTTTACTTTATCGCAATAATTACCCGCGCTAATAGTCTCTCCGCAATTACGACATTTACCTGTAAATACTGGCGGAGGATGGCGATTAGCTAATGCGTGTTGAATTGTTAACTCTACGAGTTCGTTTGCTTGATCAATTATCTCTGGCATGATTTATCCCGATATATATTCACCGCGAGAAATTAATTCTCGGCGCTGCTTGGCTTCGGCAATGTGCTTTATTTTTGATAGTCGGCTTGATGTTGCGAATGATTTGTACGAAACGCGAATCTGAGACATTCCCTGTCTTTTCGGTATTGACAATTTTGGCTTACTCTCCATTTCATACTGGAAATCAATTTCGCTATTTTTCGTTATCTTTGAAACTTTCACTGAAACGATGGTTGAGCGCTCATCAATTCTTTTCGCGGTTTTATTGAATTCGCTTAATTCCATTTTGAATATTTCAGCCAATTCACTTCCTGTCATTGGCCTGCCGTGTTTTTGCAACTGCCAGATTAACTTTTCTTTCATGCCTTTATTTGGGGAGTCCCTTCCTCCTCGGCGATAGAATGGGGTGCGTTTCATTTCCACTGCTCTCCGAATTTAAATCCAATTTCAGAAAGCGAAATATCCATTTTCTCGATAAATTCTGGCACCATCTCATTAAAATCGGTCATATATTCTTCATCCCGTTCAATAACGATATGGTGAATTCCCTCTCGCTTCATGCGCGGGTCATAATTAGCGAAATACCATGCATCCTTTCCGGTAACCCACATGCTGAATTGAACCTGAGCCATGTACATGGATTTGACAGCTTCCAATCCTCCAAGCCGGAAACGCATGAAATCTCTGGAGGTGAACGGGCATTTCAACTCAAGGCCAAATCCGTTATTGCAAATGCCGTCTGGTGAGCACGCCACGCGCATAGAGTCGTCTTTATAGATGATCGGTGCGGATGTAACGCTAACGCCCGCAGTGAACTCAAAAACCGATCTGGCGTCGTCCTCGTGTTCTTTTCCCCATGCCAGCGCTTTAGCGTTAACCTCTGGCGCTACGCCAGTGCAAACCTCTGCGAGCAGCGTCAGGAGGTAAGACATTTTCATGTCCGTCCATTTCTTCCCACTTCGTGGCTTCGATATGACGTTATGCACGTCTGAGGCGGTTATCACTCCCAGCCTTAACCGCAGCCAGTCATAACTCCCTTGCTCAACATTGAGCACATCTATCCCTGTGCGATCCATGATGATTTCTGGTGTCATGCTGCCGCCTTGTTTTTCAGGAAGCCAAGAGCTTTAACCGCTTCAATCTCTGTCAAATCCTTTGCCTCAAGAACTTCGCGACGGAATATTTTTGAACACAGCGGCAATAGGTCGTCGTCCCATGTTTTATCCATGGAGGTGAGCATGTCTGTTATTGTTTGCAGAGTCTCAACACTTGCTGGGCTTACATCGCGTTCTGGCTGGCGCTCTTTGGCAAAGTTTATTCCTTCCTCACCTTCCGTGTTAACGTGGTCAATGGCTGCGTCCAGACGCTCACGGCGAGGCCAATACTTCGTTGCCTGCTTAACTACCGTCTTAAGGATCATCTGCTCTTCGTCAGTGACCCAAGGGCATTTCTTGCTACTGTCCTGCTTATATTTTTTCCATGCTTCTGAGCGATCGCGTATTGCGAAAATATCCTCTATCCGCATCGTGTGTGTCAGGTAGTCACCATCATCTGTCTTAACCACAACATACGCACCGACCGCATCACCGCGCTGTTCAATCGTGTCAAAATCGTTATAGATGTGTACTGGCGGCTTATCTAAACCCTCGCGCCGGAATTGGTCGTTCTTTCGCACGATTGCCGACTGACACCACTTTATCGCCCCTGACTGCTGGGCAATATGCATCAGCCCCATGTAACTGATGTCTAGGCAGATATTTCCCTTTCTTGGAACGAGATATGCCAGCTTTTGCGCTGGATTGAGCGTTATACCAATCATTGCAACGTTCATTATCGCGCTGCGGATACTGACCTGATTCCCGATCGCCACTTTTGCCAGATAGTCATTATTGGCAAAAATCTGCATGGCGAACTCGGATTCACGCTTGAAATTCAGTGATGGCTCGCTACATACCTGATCAAACTCAATTTTTAATGGGTTAACTAGTTCGAATATCTGATTAACTAATTGACTAGCCATTACATCAATCTCCTGTTATCCGTTCCAGCATCGCCGAATAAATCGGCGCTCTGCTTTCTCATGCGGTGCACTTCAAATAAATAAACTAAATCGACAATGAAATTAGTCGCCAATTCTTTGTATTCATCCGTTGAAACGAATGTGGCGCATTCGTGATGCGGCGCTAGACTGGCCTCATATATTGCATCAATAATTCTGTGGTCAATGCTGCTCGATTTAAATGCAGCATCAGCGGCTTTATCAATCATCGTTCTATCATCATCGGATAAAGTCATGAGGAATTTATCGACATCGAAATCCGTTCTGAATGGGATTTGTTTCACGGTTCCAGCCTCCGATTTAGAAACTCGATGATTATCTGGATAATTGTCTTCCGAGGTGGTGGCGTAAAACTCGCGCTGGTTAATATATTTTTAGCGCTAAACTCAATTGATTTAATTGCGTCGAACTTAGGACTGCCAGCAACGGGCAGCCCTGCAAATGCTAATCGTTGCATGGCGTATTCCTGATTAATTAGTAGGTAATGCGGGTGTGGGGGATTAAGTCGTCTTTCAGTGCGGTAAGGACTCGAATTGCCTCTTCACGACTAATTCCAGTTTTTTGTGTGAGCGCATTAACAATATCAGTACCGACTGCTTTACGATGCTTAACGTCAGCCTCGCGCTTGGCCTGCTCATCAGCGATGCGCTTCTCTTCTGCCAGTCTCGCCTCTTCTTTTGCTGCCGATTCGCGCTGTACTTTCTCGATTGCCTCCTGCTTCTCTCGCTCTGCACGTTGCTCCGCAGCGATGCGATTACTCTCTGCCCGCTCAGCCGCTTCCTTGGATTCCCGTTCGGCTCGCTCTTTTGCTAATAGCGCCTCGCGCTCTCTGGCTGCTGCTGCGTCGATTTCACGCTGTGCCGCGCGCGCTGCTTCACGCTTGGCCTGTTCCGCTGCCTGAAGTTTTAACGCTTCCTCATGGGCGATGCGCTGGCGTTCTGCTTCGGCTTTCGCCTCTGCTAAATCACGGTCGAATTTCTCATTCATCAGCAACGCAATTTCGTGATCGGCTTCTACCTGCTTCGCCAGTTCCTCAGCGGCGCGCTTGGCTTCTTCCTCTGCCTTGATGCGCTCCTGTTCAGCTTCCCATTCCGTGAGAGGCTGGCGTACCTTGTCGCGCAGAGCGTCAAGCCGGTCACGCACCGTCTTACGGTTGGCGTCGATTAGCTTCGGCACCTCCTTCAACTCGGCTACCAAATCCTTGCCTAAACCGTCCAAATACGTTTTTGACTGCGCCACCTTGTAGGCCATTGAGGCAATATCCTTGCGGCCTTTCGTGGTGTTTACGTCCGCAACGAACGATTCAACTTCACGCTCAACCTTGCTGATAATATCTTCGACACTATCAGAGGACTTAAATACATCAAGCGCCGTCGATTTTTCGATTACGACTAAATCTGTAATTTCACTCATCACCCCCTCCTGTTTATTCATAACTATGCCGCCTAATAGCAGCATGAATTATTAGCAGTAAGTTTTAATATCATTATCCTTAAGGAATTTACTTATTTCTTCATAATCCTCTTCCGTGATATCCCATTCCTCAAGGAATTCTACGAAACTGTTTCTTGCTGCATTCTTGGTTAATGCATACATCAAGCGGCTAAACGATTTAGGAAATTCAATTTTATCGCTCATATTCACTCACTCCAATTAATAAATAACACTGAGTACAGCGACGAGAATGACGCACATAGCAATCAGGCATATCCCCATCGCTGCGTAATAACGCTTATATCCGCTGATTAACTCGTCACTCATGGGTTTTAGGCCTCTACGAATTCGCCATCTTTATTCAGCTTGTACCAAACGTTGGGCTTAATTCCGTTATCGCCAATCTTGCTTGCTCGGATATGAATTAACTCTCCATCATCATTTCGGTACACGCACACAATGGCGCTTCCTGTTGGTGCTTTGGCTTTACTTTCGTCACCGAATGCGGCGGCTACGGCATGCAATTCTCTTCCGTCATCTGCTGGAGTGATCTCGCTGCTCGACTGGTAACCCGTGGCTGACGATGCAGACCGGTCACCCGTGGCTGACGATGCAGACCAGTTGCCCGTGGCTGACGATGCAGACTGGTAACCCGTGGCTGACGATGCAGACCGGTCACCCGTGGCTGACGATGCAGACCGGTCACCCGTGGCTGACGATGCAGACCGGTCACCCGTGGCTGACGATGCAGACCGGTAACCCGTGGCTGACGATGCAGACCGGTTGCCCGTGGCTGACGATGCAGACCGGTAACCCGTGGCTGACGATGCAGACCGGTCACCCGTGGCTGACGATGCAGACCGGTTGCCCGTGGCTGACGATGCAGACTGGTAACCCGTGGCTGACGATGCAGACTGGTAACCCGTGGCTGACGATGCAGACCGGTCACCCGTGGCTGACGATGCAGACCGGTCACCCGTGGCTGACGATGCAGACCGGTAACCCGTGGCTGACGATGCAGACTGGTTGCCCTTAACATGATCGCCTTTCTTCTTGTCGCATCGCTCAGTGGTGTATTCGATTGCTGCTTTAACCAACCCGGCGATATTGATTGCTGCCTTGATAGTTATTTTACGGCTGGCAACCTTGCTGTCATCTTCATGCCGGGATAAATCACCTTCTTGCTCACAAATGGCGTAAACGGACGTTCCTGGTTCGTAGTAACCGAAGCAGTCAAGCGGATACTCACAAGCATGAAAGCCGGATGAACAGGCTTTGATTTCTCCTTTTTGCTCGAATGTTTTACCGATTTCGAACTGATATCCACGGCACTTCATGCTTGCGTTAAAACCCTTATAGGTAATGATTTTCTCTTCGCTCATAGCGGATTCCTTAGAATTTAGGCGTAAAAAAGCCGCTATTGCGGCGTGGTATTCTCTGGTGTTAGCGGGGTTATTTAATAATGGAAATTAATCCTCTGCATTTTCTGGCGGTATTTTATCAATCGCACAGTGATGATGGGCGAGGCATTTAACTCCTCCAGATGATATTGTTGTGCAACCATCTGTATCTAACATTGGGCTATTACATAGTGGGCACTGATTTATTATTTCTCGTCCGATATATTTATCGAGATGATAGATACCGTACATAATTACCTCGCTGTTATATTTTCACATTTGCGATGCCCAGCGCTGTATAGCGCCACTTGCGGCAGGCAGGCTGAACCACTGATTTCATGCTGCTTACCGTCTCGTAACTGAATTACCAGTTGCGCCAGTACGTCAGCCGTTCCGACTATACCGCGTCTTTTTGCTGCTTTGCGCTCGCGGTGCTCAGATGCGCGAGCTAATTTACGAACTTCGCGTGCTTTCATAATGTTCTCCAGTGGTTTCATTCATGCGCCCGGTTACAGGCGCAGGGTGAAGCCACTCAGGCATGCAATTTAAATTGTCCGTTGTACTCAGGCATCGCGTGCATAATCTTGATTTCTCTATCCCACTCGCTCAGCAAGTGAAATCTCTCGTCTTGTAATTCCATGCTATCCACCAGATTTATTTTGGGGTTTTCAAGCTTGTGATTAACACGGGCGATTAATTTTTGAATGTCTAAAACTCGCTGCCGTTGTTCTGCGTATGCCATCCTCTTACCCTCATTCAGTTAAGTGCTTTGGTGGTATGCCAGTGGCGCTCTATCCACTATTCCCGTCCCGCCTTAGGCCAACGTTGTTCATGACATACCCCAAAGCACTTAGCCTTGGTGGGGACGAATCATCCCCATATCTGATTGTTAAAGAGCAAGGCACTTGGCGGTGGGCTGCGTCGTGCTGATGGGGTAAGAATACTCAAGGTATTTATTGTTGTAAATACTCTCGGTATTTATTTTTTAAGATAAATATTCACAGTATTGATTTTTAAGTGAATTTATTTTTCAAATTAGATTAGTGTGTGGGTGATAGGGTGCGATCGATATCGGGGGTAAATGGAGGTTTTATTAAGACGAATGATATTAATATCAGTGATTTATCGTAATTTTAGGTGCGATCGATACAAGGGGGTAAGCCCGGCTACACGCCGGGTTAGGGTAGATTGGCTATCTTCGCATCTACAACAACACCGATAATTCGGCAGTTGCCGTTAATTGTGATTAATGGGTATTGTGGATTTAGCGGCTTTAAAAATTTATGACCAGCGTCTTCAACATACTTCTTAAACGTCGCTTCGTTCTCGCCATCCAGCTTTGCAACAACCAGCTTGCCGTTAATGGGTTCAACCTCTGGGTCAACGAGAATTACCATCCCTTCAGGGATGCTCAGGCCAACAGGTGAGGTCATAGACTCGCCTTTTACATCCAGCCAAAACGAGCTATCAGAGCAATCAACAGTGGTTTCATACCAACGATCAATAGACCTGCGGTGATACGGCTCTATGGCCTCTGACCATGCGCCAGCGCTAACCCAGCTAATGACTGGATACTCACCCTTTGGGTTGTGAATTCCGTGGAACGTAACGTTAGAGTCAACGGTGCTTGCGTATGATGCAACGTCCTTTGCGAGTTCGGGGCTAAATTCGGATATCGGTATCTGTAGTATTCTAGAAAATCCTGATGCGACAGGGACATTAAGCGCGATCCTTCCGTTCAGGTAGTGTCCTACCGCACCCTGCGATATTCCGAGTTCGTCAGCAATGGTGTATTGCGTAACGTTCAATTCTTTTTTCTTCGACTGATACAGAGCCTTCAGCTTTCTAGCCGCCTCAAGCTGTTCTCTCGTCAGTGTCTTTTTCGTTTCCATTTTCACATTTTAATAGCAAAGGTAATCAAACAAAAATACTTAGGATATTTACATAAATAATTACCTGTAGTATTCTTTGTCTGTAATTAACAGGGAGCAACCTATGAATCGAATGACTCTTGAGGATTACGCCAAGATCCATGGGCAAGCGAAAGCAGCAAAAGATTTTGGCGTGATTCAGTGCGCAATCAGTAAAGCCATCAGAGCGGGTAGGAACATTTTCGTCACCGTTCAACAGGATGGAAGCATTAGCGGGGAAGAAGTTAAACCATTCCCAAGCAGCAAGAAATAGCCTCAACGCTCTTTATCAATCCGATCGGGGATGGTTCGTCCCCCCCAACAACAAAGTGGCACCCCACGGGATGCCTGTACCCCTAACAATAGGAAAATAGTAACTAATGGACAACGCAAACTACAGCAAACCAACACAGCGCGAGATTGATCGGGCTGAGACAGATTTACTCATCACCATCTCTCATGTGACAGGCCGTAAATTCGCTGAAATGGCGGGATGGCATGAATCAAAAATCAGTCGCATGAACTGGCGGGACATCGCAACGATATTTTGCATAGCGAAAATGGCTGCTGAATGTAGTCCGCTGGGGTATGCAATTCAAGAGACATACAAGGCGGTGGGCATAAAAAAATCCGCGTCGGGCAAGGACACGGATTCAGGGCAGTTCTCAATCGATTTCTGAGGTAAATAATGGCACGAAAACGCAGAAATTTCAAGCAGAAAGAGGAGCGGAAGCATCCAGAATCACCCGGTGGCCTTGAGGTCGTGGCAGCACAAAACAAGCCGTTCGCTGAGCGGCTTATCGGTGTTTTCAGACTGGCTAAAGCAGGGGTGAAGAAAGATGGCGGTCGTTAGTTTAGCAGAAGCAAGAGAGGCCAGAAGGCCGCAGGAGTCGCCAAGAAATGGCGGTAAGGGGTTTGCCTTGCTGCACCGTAAAATCATGGATACGCCGTTTTACAAAGATCCAGAGGCGTCGCATTTATGGGTTCATCTGCTACTGAGAGCTAATTACGAGCCAACCGTTGTACACACTGAGAAGGGTGATGTTTTATGCCAGCGGGGACAGTTCCTTAGCGGAAGGAATGCCCTAGCATTTGAAACTGGTATTGAGCCTGACAGGGTTCAGTACCTTCTCAGGAAGTATCAAAAGTTGGGGATGATCAGCACCCAGAGCAACAATAAATTCACCATTTTCACCGTCATAAAATACGACGAATATCAGCAATTTTCTGTACCAGCAGATTACCAACAAATTACCAACGCGAAGTCAGTAACATCAACGCCTACAGCGGAGGTTGTACCAACAGATTACCAACAAATTACCACAGAGAAAGAATTAAATAATAACTCATTAGGTAAACCTAATGAGTGTGCATCAGCGGCGGAAAATCAGGAGAAGAAAAAACCTTCCATATCCTGCCAAGACGTTGTTGACGCATACCATGAAATTCTGCCAGAAGCTCCAAGCATTCGCCTGCTAAGTGAGAAAAGGAAAAATCTGATCCGCACATTCTGGAAGAAAGCTGGGGTTATCACTCGCAAGCTGGATAACAAGCCATTCACCATTGAGTCGTGGCGGGAATATCTCGGATACATCTCGCTAAACTGCCGCTGGATGCTGGAAAACCGACCGAACCAGAAAACAGGAACCACATGGCGCAAGCGTGATTTCGAGTTTTACCTCAACGACAACACGTACCTGAAAGTCAGGGAAGGGGGACATGATGACAATGACCGCTGATTACCTAGTCCCACCAAACAGTGTCGAGGCTGAACAGTGTGTTATCGGCGGGATCATGCTGGATGCACAGAGTGACCGCGCTCAGAAGATTTTCTCATTCCTGAAACCGGAGGCGTTTTACAACCGACAGCATGCCGTAGTCTACCGAGCTATGCTGAACATGAACGCCCAGCACCAGACCGTTGACCTGCTGACGGTATCTGAAAATCTGGAAAACTCTGGTGATATCGATCTGGTCGGTGGATTCGCGTATCTAGCTGAACTCAGCAAGAACACGCCAGCGGCGGCAAACATCATCGCGTATGCCAACGTGGTGCGTGAAAAGGCCATGGAACGCTACGCCATCGAGCAAGCCAACAAAGCGCTGGAAATCCTCTATGCTCGAAACGGCATGACTACCGCTGAAAAGCTTGAGCAGTTTCAGGCACTGGCTATGCAGTTAGACGCCAAGACGAAATCGGGAGTAACTCGCGGCGCGGTGCCGTTCATTGACGCATTTGAGCGCTGGATTGACGTTGTAGACCAGCGCATGAAGGGTGACGCAACGGCAAACGGGCTGACCTGTGGCATTCCGTCGCTGGATTCGATGCTGGAACCGAAGCGGATCGTGAAAGGCTCGCTGTTCGTGGTTGGTGCAAGGCCAAAAATGGGGAAGACGACGCTCTATCTGAAAATGGCTATCCATTGCGCCACCGAAGAAAACTTACCCGCCATCATGTTCTCTCTGGAAATGCCAGAAGAGCAGATTGTTGAGCGTTCTGTTTCGCAGATTTCCGGCGTCAGTTCATCAAATTTCTATGTCGATGGTTACGACGATAATAGATTTTCGATGGCGTCAGCTAAGGGTTTTTCTCTTGCTCAAAATGGCAATCTGTACATCGACGATACGCCGGGATTATCACTGGCTCATATCGTCGCAGAAAGCCGCCGTATCAAGCGTGAGCGCGGCGTGATTGGCATGATTCTGGTTGACTACCTCACCCTGATGAAAGCCGAGAAAGCCGAGCGAAACGATTTGGCCTACGGGATGATCACGAAAGGACTTAAGGCACTCGCGAAGGAGCTGAATTGCGTCGTTGTGCTACTCACGCAACTTAACCGTGACCTTGAGAAGCGAACAAACAAGCGACCGTTACCAAGCGATTCACGTGATACCGGACAGATAGAGCAGGACTGCGATTACTGGCTGGGAATATACCGTGACGGCGCTTACGACGAGAACGCCAATCAGTCAGAAACAGAGTTGCTATTGCGGCTAAATCGCCATGGCGAAACTGGCGTTGTGTTCGTTGAGCAACGACATGGCGCTGTTTACGACTGCAATCAGGATGCTGAACGTAAAAAACGTGATCAGCGTGAAGAAAAACCAAACTCATACGCCAAAAAAGGCGGTGGGGGCTGGTAGGCAAACAAACAGGAATAGGCGGCGCGAGTTTGTGCGCGAGAAAAGTTAAAGGTGAAAGTGATGAGCTATCAGTACGAAAATCTGTGTGAAAAGGGATTTGTGCGAATCCCCGTAACCCGCAGGCAGCACAACAGGATGTTGCCAAACCGCAAGCAAAAGTTCGGTGCAAAAATTGAGTATTACTGGCATCCAGAAAAACACATATTCGAAGCGCAGTATTTCTGTTCTGCGTGGATGAAAGCTTTTCTGATTGTAATCATGTTCTTACCATCGATATTCATGCAAGGCGCTCCTGAAACCATTCGTGAGGTAGGGAACCTGATACACGAAAGGAAAAGAGGTGGGTTCGGCGCTGACAGGTCGTTCCTTAATCATGGAAAAACTACCGATGGTGAACTTGAATCATTCATAAAAAATCACATGCGGAGGGCTTGCAATGAGTGAATGGATTAAGTGTTCTGAACAAATGCCGCCTCGGTTGGATTTGGTGCTTATCAGGTATTTAGGGGATTATGAATTCGGGATGAATCTTGAAGGCGGGATGCATATTTTTATTAACAATGAGTGGAGATTTCCGCTTTACCCGAACGAAGAGATTCACTGGCAACCACTCCCCGCACCCCCACATGACTAACCATGATTTACCCATATTTATCTGAACTACTCAGCTCGCTAATAATCGCGGGCCTTATTTTTGCCCGGAGGATGTGATGATTATTCCAGAGAACGAAAATTGCTATGGATTGGTAGTTGAGGACTTGGGTGACATGCTGTCTATCGGAGAAGACGGACTTGCTGTTGATACAGAGCAGGCGCAGCAACTGATTGTTGTGCTGCAACGCTGGATTAATAACGAAGATATCGAGGATTGATTATTGCAAATCGAAATGGTCAAAAACGCTGGTGGCGTTTTCTGTCCAGCGTTCGAACATGATTTACCCCGTCTGACAAAATTCAAAAATGGCGAGATGTACACCGCCGAAATCAAGTTAACCCGCAATCCAGCTTTCCACCGCAAGGCGTTTGCCTTTTTCAATTTCTGCTTCCAGCACTGGGCAGCGGATAGGGCGGGTCTTGAGCACATGGACGAATTCAGCCAGTTTGACCGATTCCGCAAAGACCTGACGATACTAGCTGGATTCTACGAGCAAACGGTGCGGTTAAACGGCGACGTTAGGACTGAGGCAAAAAGCTTGGCATACGGGAACATGGAACCAGACGAATTCGAACGCTGTTATTCCTCATTAATCAACGCCGCTATCAAACACGTTTTCGCCGGAACTAAAGACGAAAACATTCTCAATCAACTACGGAATTTTTTCTGAGGTTTCTATGACAGCACGACAACACATATTTGATTACATAGAGCGATACGAAACGGGGACAACGAGAGAAATCAAAAATCGGCTTCATGCGCTTGGGTATAGCGAATGCGCGACATCATTTGCGCTCGGCTACATGATTCGTCGTGACGAGCTACAGCGGTCGGGGAAGCGCACGACATACACATACAGCGCAGGGCGCAACTTCAACGATAGAAAAGCGGGAGAAGCGGCGAGACTGAGATTAAACACGTTCGTGCCGATGTCTCTCATTCCAATGTTTGACGGACTGTTGCGGAGTGTGCGGGGATGAATAAATTTAAAATGGGAACAATTATTTGCTTATGCGATTACACAGGAATAATGGCAGCGCCGTGGGTCGATGCTGGTTATCACGCGGCTCTGGTAGACCCGCAGCATCAAGAAGGCGTTCATACTGATGGGAACATAACGCGCATTGGTCATGTTATTGACCACCCCGTAACGTGGGATTACCTACGTAGTCTCAATGATGTGGTCTTTGTTGCGGGATTCCCTCCATGTACTGACGTGGCTGTGAGCGGCGCTGCGCACTTCGAATCAAAACGAAATGCAGATCCTCACTTTCAAGCTAAAGCGGCACTGATTGCCGAGCAGTGCCGGATTGTCGGAATGATGGCCGGATCGCCATGGTTTTTCGAAAACCCCGTTAGCGTGTTCAGTAGCATATTCGGCCGGCCTGACTACACGTTCAATCCGTATGAGTACGGCGGCTATCTTCCGCATGACGACGAGCATCCTGAATATCCGCAATACATTGCACCGCGTGACGCATATCCGAAAAAGACCTGCCTGTGGACGGGGGGGGGCTTCGTTATGCCGGAAAGACGCACTGTTGAGTTTAACGGCGGCTACTCGGATCAGCACAAAAAATTGGGGGGAAAATCAGACAGGACAAAAAACATCCGCAGCGCTACGCCACGCGGTTTCGCAAAAGCCGTTTACCTGGCTAACGCTCCGCATTTGAGAGAAGCAGAGAATGAGCAGGCAGCGTAGCCCCACACAAAAAGCGTTAGACAATCTGATATTCCAGCCAACCCGCCGCAGTAGAAACAAACCAAAACCAATCCCACCCGCTAACGAAGTCCAGACATTCGATTATGTCTACGGACTCCAAAAGGCTATGTGGGACAGAACCAGAAGCAGGAGAGCCAGATGAGCAAATACGAAAACATGAATGACCATCAATTAGCTGACCTGAAAAGTGAAATTGAGCGAGAGCAGAAGCGCCGCGAAGCTGGCCCGAAAAAGCTGACATACCGAGTTACATCATGCATGACAGACCATCGGCATTTTATCAACTTGAAATGCGCTCTTCTGTGCTTAAAGAAAACCGTCGATTTAGTCATTAGCGATGCTCTGGAGGATGACGGCGAGTACCTGAACAAATGCACTGGAATCGTGGGTGTGGCGTTCAGGGTTGAAGAGGTGAATCAGGAGCACTTTGAGGCTCGCCAGAAAGAAAAATATTACGACGATATCTGCTTTGAAGACCGACTGGAGGAATTGAATGCTAACTCCAGATGACATAACCGACTATCAAAAGGGCTGCTTACATCGCTCATGGGGCGTGAGCTACGAGGGCTACCCGCTGTGCTGCGCATGTAATGCAGAGATGAAAAACGGTGAGGTATACGCACACGAGGAATGCGCCAGGCTTCTGATTGAGGGCGAAGTAACTGAGAGAGTGAGGAGCGAAGATAATGGCTAATTTACGTAAAGAGGCGAAAGGGCGCGAGTGCCAGGTACGGTTGCCAGGAATCTGCAACGGCAACGCTGAAACCGTAGTGCTGGCGCATTACCGGATGTCAGGCATTTGCGGCACCGGAATGAAGCCTGACGACATTTTCGGGGCTTGGACATGCTCATCATGCCATGACGAGATAGACCGCCGTACACGTCTTACAGATGCTGATAGCGCACACCTTGCGCACCTTGAGGGCGTAATCAGGACGCAGGCTGTTTTACTGGCAGAGGGGAAGATACGGCGATGACTGAATATCACCTCAAATTGCCGTGGCCGCCAAGCCTAAACACATACGTGCGACACGCACGGCACAGGCATTACATCAGCGAGAAAGGCACAGAATACCGACAAAGCATCATCCGGATAATCCAGCAGCAAAACCTCGATATCAACACTCCCGCAAGACTGAAAATTTCCATCATCGCCAACGCTCCAGACAAACGACGCCGTGACCTCGACAACCTGCAAAAGGCGGTTTTCGATTCGCTCACGCACGCCGGATTCATGCTGGATGACGAGCAGATAGACGATTTCAGGGTAAGGCGAGGGGATCGGGTAAAAGGCGGGAGTCTGGATATCGTCATCACTGAATTGGAGGTCGCATGATTTGCAAAATCGATGGTTGCAACAAACCGGCTCAATACAAAGCGGAAAGAATATGCCAAATGCATTATTTCAGGCGCATGCGAACAGGATCATTTGGATTGCGAGAAAAAGGCAGGGCTGAAAGAACTCACAATTCTGCTGGGTACCAGATGATAACAATCCCCGGCCATCCATTAGAAATGGCTAACGGATACACCTATGAACATCGCGCCGTGGTTTATGCCCGTTACGGCGAAACCCTTCCTCCGTGCGAAATTTGCGGACGAAGTTTGACATGGTCTACAGCACACATTGATCACATTGATGAGGTTGTTACCAACAACGAGGTATCAAATCTTAGGCCGCTTTGCCATACGTGCAATACGCGCAGAGGGAGAGACAAAATACCGGAATACATGCGCAAGGGAAGAATAGCGGTCACATATGATGGAGAAACGAAAACACCGAACGAGTGGGCAAGAGACCCCAGAATATCTGTTAGCGGGGCATCAATAAAGCGTAGAAAACGCCAAGGGATGAGTGATTACGACAGCCTATTCTCCCCCAAAATAACTCACAACGGGAAGTTACCCGTCAAAAAGCCAACCCCACCGAAATACACACGGAAAAATAGTATTTCCCTTGAGTGGCTGGGGGAGAAAAAGACACCTGCTGAATGGGCGAGAGACCCGCGAGTTTTCGTAAGTGATGGAACGATAAGAAACAGATTCCGATCCGGACTTAGCGTGGAAGAGTGTTTGTTCTCTCCGCCAAATATAGGCGGGTGGCGAGGCGGGATAAAAAATCTGGAGGCAGCATGACACATCAAATCCCAGCATACGCAACATCAGAGTTACTCAGACTCGAACGTGAAATAGCTGAGCATGAGAAAGCCATTGCACTGAAAAACGAGCGGCGGCGGGAAATCATCAACCGGTACTCGCTGAATAAACCTGATGCATGGGAAGAAGAAAAACGCAGAGTCAGGGAAATGAATCTGGCAGACATGAGGGCATCGGCATGATCACTCTGGCAATAGCTATTTACGCATTCATGGCCGGAATGGTGGCGGAATGGATGCACACAATGCTTAAAAAGGCTGGAAAAACGGAATACCCGACGCTTTGCGCTCTCTTCTGGGGCTGCCTGTGGCCGGTGACGCTGTGGAGGATGATTGCATGAAACTCCTTACCTACATCCTCAACCTCTTCACCCCAATCACCCCAACTATCCAGCCAACGCATTATCAGTCATGGGATCCCTATCCAGAGCGGAGGAAGAAATGCCAGTAGCCGAACTGAACCTGACGAAGGAACAGATAAATAACATTCTTTTGTATGACACAAAAACAGGTGTTTTCAAATGGAAAGTGGATAGAAGCAATAAAGTTAAAGCTGGTTCAATAGCTGGTACTGCTGGAAGTAATGGATATTGCAGGATAAAAATAAATGGCAGGCTATATCAGGCGCATAGAATTGCATGGGTAATGATTCATGGGGAAACACCACCAAAAGAAATAGATCACATTAATGGCAACAAGCTAGATAACCGCGCATGCAATTTACGTGCAGCGACAAGGGCTGGGAATTGTCAAAACACCTCGATTAGGAAAGATAATTCAAGTGGAGCTAGGGGAGTTTCATGGAATAAAAGGAATAAAAGGTGGAGGGCTAGATGTAACTTCAATAATAAAGAGCATTTAATTGGAAATTTCACAAGCAAAGAGGAGGCAATTGAAGCCTACGCAGCATTTGCAAGAAATACTTTCGGAGAATTTTACAGAGGGGCTGCTTGATGGGGATAAAAGAACTGAATCTAACAAAGCCTCAGCACGACTGGATTAACGGGTGGCTGGAGCTATTCGGGGCGTGGGTTTATTCAGGGAGGATAGAGAAGCGACAAAGCAGCGTAATTGCTCAGTTTATGGAAAGAGTGGAGCCAAGCGGGGTGATGAGTAGGCCCATGTGCAACGATGATGACGGGATGTTGATTTCTCAGGTCGTAGATTCCGTCATGGCCATTGACACAAGGGCGCTCGGTATTCTTCTCAGCTACTACGCTCACGGATCATCTAAGCGAGCAATTGCATCGTACTATCACAAAGCCGCAAGGCCACGCAAAATCGACAGGGGGAGATTGGGTGAGGGGTGGCGTAAGCCGTCAGAGGAAACGCTAAGGAAGGAGGTTGCGCAGATACTGGAGGCCACGCTGTATATTCTCTATACTCCGTTGCAAAATGCGTTTAAAAGTCGTAAACGTGTGGCGAAAATTAAACATGTTTCTTGAAAGTGCTTGACACCGTTTACCCATTTACCCATACTTATACCTAAGCTGCCGTTAGTGACTCTTAAGTTTCGGCGGCACACATTCAAGCCCTAGCTTAACCGCTGGGGCTTTTGTTTATGCAATCGGCGGAATTTCTCGACGGGGAGAACAGAGTTGGTTATCAATAACTAGCCAGCCTGCATTTAACCAGTCCTGAACTTTTTGGGGTCTAACTCCCATGTGCCGAGCAAAGGCGGCCTGATTGCCGCCAAAGTGATCTTTGATGAATTCAATTAGCAGCATTCTTCATCCTGTTTTCGTAGATGACTGACTCTCTGACTATGTCATCAATGGTTCTCTGCATAGTGTTAAAAATATGCATGTCTAACCATGATCTTGCGGATTCTTGCGTTTTGAAATTTATTGTTGTGACCCTTTGATCGGGCTGGTTTGACTCAAAGAAAAAATCATCATTCGGTGAGCAGCCGTTCGCTTCATATATCTCCCAGTGGCCATCCCACGGAACAATAACAAAACCGCTAGCTATCGCGTTTATAGCGTCTTTTCTGTTGTATGCCATTTTTGTTTTTCCTTAATGCTCAGTTATGCATTCATGATGATATTGTTGATTTTATTTAGAAGCTCTACGTAATCATAATCGTCTGAATCAATACTAGTGAAATCACCTCTTTCAATACTGATGCGTGCGCCGCTAAAGAAAGAGGTGTTTGTCAGCTCGCTGTCAACAAGTGATTCAATCTTGGAAAATGCGCCTTCTGAAACTTCGTAAGCGATAGTAATAGTAGTCATTTTATATCCCCTTTCGGTAGTGAGTATCTCGTTTTGATGAATTTAATATAACCGATTATCGGTTATATTACAACATTTATTTTCAACTTTTTTAATCACACACAGCGCCAGCCCTACGGGGAGGTGAGGCTATGAGAATGGACAAATATTCAAGCGGCACTGCCATCGGCTGGGGTTCGTTTACTGCAATGCTGGGTGCTCTGTCACTCAATGATTGGGCGTTAATTGTGGGCATCATCTGCACACTCGGAACATTCGGTGTGAACTGGTACTACAGACGCAAGGAATTTCAGCGTAGCGCGGAGACATCAAAGTGAACCCGTCGCTGCGCAAAAAGATTGCTGGCGCTGTCGCAGGTGGTGCTATTGCCATCGCTACAGTGCTTATTCAGTGGCATGAGGGCGTTCGTTATACGCCGTACCGTGATGTGGCTGGCGTGCTCACTGTTTGTTACGGACACACTGGCCCCGACATCATCCCAGCGAAGAAATACACGCAGTCCGAATGCAATGACCTGCTGACGAAAGACATTGCACCTGCTGCCGCTGCTGTAGAGAAAGCTGTGCAGGTTCCGATGACCGATATGCGCAAAGCGGCGCTGATATCGTTCACCTACAACGTTGGCATAGGCTCGTTAAATCGTTCAACGATGCTCCGTAAACTGAATGCTGGCGACACATCCGAAGCCTGTGACGAGCTAAAGCGCTGGGATAAAGCAGGCGGTAAGGTCTGGCGTGGATTAACTGACCGCAGGGCGGTGGAGCGTGAGCTATGTCTATCAGGGCTACAATAATCGCCGTTCTGCTTGCTCTGCTGGCTGTGCTGTCATTCGGCGTCTACTACTACCACGACGCATACAGCAAAGCCGATCATGATTTAACGCTGGCGAAAGACGCCATCACCGACATGCAGGCCCGCCAGCGTGATGTTGCTGCGCTTGATGAGAAATACACGAAGGAATTAGCCGATGCGAAAAGCACTATTAATCAGCTTGAGCGTGATGTTGCTGCTGGTCGTAAGCGGCTGCGCATCTCAGCAACGTGTGAACCCACCGCCATCGCCACCGCCAGCTTGGTTAATGCAGGAACCGCCCAACTTACTGACGATGCTCAACGGGATTATTTCCGTCTCAGAGACGGAATCGCAACAACAGACAAAATGATTCGCGGATTGCATCAGTACGTTAGAGAGCAGTGCTTGAAATAACCAGGAGGATAAAACCATGTCATTAGAAGGCTCAGGTAACCCTGTAAAATTCCGCGAGCAGTGGGACGAGCGGGCTAAACCGCAAGAAGCGTGACAGATTGTGTAACCCCGTAAGGATGGTGATTCAATCTTGCTGACGGGTAAGCCGTAAGTGGCGGCGCAACGTCGAGAGACGCGGCAATGCTGCGAATAAACCAACATTAACTAAAGGTGGAATGATGAATTTCGGACAAGCACTGGAAGCCGTTAAGAGCGGCGCGAAGATTTACCGCGAAGGTTGGAATGGCAAAGGTATGTGGTTAAAGCTGGTTAAGCCGCCACAGTCTGCCGCCCCGCATGAACTGAAGTATGACGTCAATGACGGCGATGAATATCAGCCAGTAAAAGAACGCCTGCTGCCGTGGATTGGCATGAAAACCGCAGATGACTGTTTTGTGCCGTGGCTGGCATCCCAAACGGACATGCTAGCCGAAGATTGGCTGGCTGAGTCTGTGTAAATTTATAATATTCTGCAAATGCTGCCTGAATGGTGGCATTGACAGAGTTTTATATAGGTTTCATTCCATGCCAGTATCCCGATTTACGGGGCTGGCATTTTTTTATTCAGAGGATTGTTCTGTTATGACCGAATCAACAAGCGGAAGCGTAGGCGTTTCATCAAATATCCAGCCATCACTCACAACCCAGCAATGGGGCCGACTCGAACTGTTGCGCCTAGTTATGAACGATACGGCAGCAGCACAGGCGGCAATTGAATTTGTCGGTGATGACCTTCTGAAACTTGAACTGTTCAAAGACCAATACAAGCTGGCAACGACTGAACGCGAGGTTGTAGCGCGCACATTCAAAGCCATTCAGGACGCTAAAGAAGCGCTGACACTGTTCTGAGGGGGTAACTATGGCGACCGAGAAAAAGAAAATTGGCCGCCCGTCCGATTACATGCCGGAGGTGGCTGAGGATATCTGCAAATTGCTAATGCAAGGTGAAAGCCTGCGAGCAATATGTAAGCGCCAAGGCATGCCTCACATCGCTACTGTCATGGCGTGGCTACACAGGCACGAAGAGTTTAACGAACAATACGCGCGCGCGAGAGAAATTCAGGCCGAGATATTGGCTGAGGATGTGATGAATATCGCTGACTCTGCGATAGAAGATGGCGCGGCGGTGGCGAAGGCAAAGTTACAGGTTGATGCCCGTAAATGGTACACGGCAAAAGTTGCACCTCGCCGTTACGGTGACCGCATACAGCACGAACAAAAGATAACGATAACCGACCTCACCGATGATGAATTAGACCGACGCTTGCAGGAGTTAACCAATGCGCAATCTGGATCGGGAGCAGAAGATTGAGCTATTGAGGCTGCTGGAAGAAAAACAACGCCGCAAGCACGTTTATCGATACCGGAAATATTATGACACCCGCTACGCTTGGCAGCGTAAATTCATCGCATCCACCGCCGAATATAGGCAGTGCGCACTAATCGCAGCTAACCGTGTCGGCAAGACGGATACAGCAACATATATCGACGCAATCCACTTGCTTGGTGAGTACCCAGAAGGATGGGAGGGGCACCGGTTCTCTCACGCTCCGCTAATGTGGTGCCTTGGTTACTCTGGCGAAAAGTGCCGCGACCTACTTCAAGCCGCAATCATCGGCAAGAAGGTGAACGGTGAGTTTACTGGCGGCCTGATACCACCTGATCGCATTGTCGCTACTGAGCCAATGACAGGCACGCCAAATGCCGTCCGCTCTGCTTACATCAAGCACAGCAGCGGAGACCTGAGCAAGATACAGTTCTGGTCATACACGCAGGGTCAGCATGCGTTGATGGGTGATGATATCGACTGGTTTCACATTGACGAAGAGCCAGAAGACCAGACAATTTACCCGCAGGTTCTGACGCGTACCGCAACAGGCGATCAAGGTCGTGGCGGCCGTGGCATCCTGACGTTTACGCCGGAGAACGGGCGCACTGAGTTGGTTATTCAACTACTCGACACGCCTGCCGATTCTCAATTTTGCATGAATGTTGGGTGGGATGACGCTCCGCACCTGACAGAAGAAACAAAGAAGTCGCTTCTCGAATCATATCCGCCACATCAGCGCGACATGCGCACAAAGGGTATCCCAATGCTTGGTCACGGTCGCATATTCGATTTCAGCGAAGACACGATCACCTGCGAACCATTCCCGATACCGAAGCATTACATGGTTATCGACGGAATGGACTTCGGCTGGGACCACCCACAAAGCCGCGTTCAGTTAGCTATCGACATGGAAACAGAAACCTTCTACGTCACCAAGGCATGGAAAGCCAGCAAGACATCACCCGCCGAAGCGTGGGGGGCAACCAAAGCATGGGCCAACAAGGTTCCTACTGCATGGCCTCAGGATGGATTGCAAACCGAGAAGGGCAGTGGGTTACAGCAGCGTGAATATTACAAAGATGCTGGCTTTCAGATGCTGCCAGATGCCGCGCAATGGCCAGATGGTTCGCGCTCTGTTGAGCCTGGCTTATTCGAGTTGCATGACCTGATGAGCACCGGACGATTCAAGGTGTTTTCTGGCCTGCGTGACTGGTTCGAAGAGTTCAACTTCTACCACCGTGATGACCGCGGGCGCATCGTTAAGACGCGTGATGACCTGTTGGATGCCACTCGATACGCATACATGATGCGCCGCTTTGCCAAACGCTATGGCGACATCGGGATAGTCAAAGAAAAGAAAATCCCCGCACCGATTAAACCAGTTTCCCGAGGAAGATAATGGCTGATAACGAAAACAGGCTGGAGAGCATTCTGTGCAAGTTTGACGCAGACTGGACTGCCAGTGATGAGGCGAGGACGGAAGCGAAGAATGATTTATTCTTTTCGCGCCTATCTCAGTGGGACGACTGGCTGAACCAATACACAACGCTGCAATACCGAGGCCAGTTCGATGTAGTCCGCCCGGTAGTGCGAAAGCTCGTCGCAGAAATGCGGCAGAACCCGATTGACGTCCTGTATCGACCAAAGGACGGTGCTAAGCCTGACTCGGCTGATACGCTCATGGGCATGTATCGAACCGACATGCGGCACAACTCAGCGAAGATAGCCGTTAACATCGCGGTGCGTGAGCAGATAGAAGCCGGTTACGGTGCCTGGCGCATTGTTACCGAGCACGAAGACCAAGACCCGACCAGCAACAACCAGGTGATCCGCCGTATTCCCATTCACGAGGCGTCATCACACGTCATCTGGGATAGCAACAGCAAGCTGATGGACAAGTCTGACGCCAAGCATGTGACAGTCATCCAGCCATTGAGCATTGCAGGCTGGGAATCGTTCGCTGCTGACTATGGCTTTGACGCTGAAAACATCCCCGACTTCCAGAGCCCGGACAGTAACTGGTTATTCCCCTGGCTGAACAAAGATGTCGTTTACGTTGGTGAGTTCTACGAGGTCGAAGAGAAGAAAGAGACAGTATTCATCTATCAAGATCCTCTTGGTGGTGAGCCTGTCAGTTACTTCAAACGCGACATTGCTGATGTGATTGACGAACTGGCAGAGTCCGGCATGGTCAAGGTCGGTGAGCGCAAGGTTAAGCGCTGCCGGGTCTACAAGACGATCCTCACCAGCTCGGCAATCCTCAAATCGCGCGAACTGATAGCCGGTGAGCACCTGCCAATCGTGCCGGTGTATGGAGAGTGGGGATTTGCTGGTGACAAAGAAGTGTATGAGGGCGTTGTCAGGCTGACGAAAGACGGTCAGCGCCTGCGCAATATGATCATGAGTTTCAACGCCGATACGGTAGCCAGAACGCCGAAGAAGAAGCCTTTCTTCTGGCCGGAGCAAATCGCCGGTTACGAGCATATGTATAGCGGCACGGACGATTACCCGTATTACCTGGTAAACCGCACTGACGAAAACAGCGGCGACCTCCCCGCGCAACCTATCGCCTACATGGAGAACCCGGAAGTATCGCAGGCCAGCGCATACATGCTGGAGGCGGCCACTAACGCAGTGAAAGAGGTATCGCAGCTTGGCGTTGATTCTGACGCAGCTAATGGTCAAGTGGCATTCGACACGGTCAACCAGCTGAACATGCGGGCCGACCTATCGACCTATGTGTTCCAGGACAACCTGGCCACTGCTATGCGGCGGGATGGGCAAATCTACGCATCCATGGTTAACGATATCTACGACGTTCCCCGAACTGTTATGACCACGCTACCGGACGGCAGCGAGAAAGATGTGCAACTGATGTCCGAGGTTATCGACTACCAGACTGGGCAGTCAGTTGTGCTTAACGATGTGCGTGGCCGGTATGAAACCTATACCGATGTTGGCCCGTCATTCCAGAGTATGAAGAGCCAGAACCGAGCGGAGATCCTTGAGCTGCTCGCCAAGGTTCCTCAAGGCACTCCTGAGTTCCAAATGCTCATGCTGCAATACTTCACACTGCTGGACGGTAAGGGTGTGGAGATCATGCGCGAGTATGCCAACAAGCAACTCGTCACAATGGGCCTCAAGAAACCAGAAACACCTGAAGAAATCGAGATGGTGCAGCAGGCGCAGCAGCAACCGCAAGAGCCAAGCGCCGAAATGGTTCAGGCACAAGGTGTTCTGCTTACCGGCCAAGCCGATCTGCAGAAAGCCCAGAACGACCAGGCCCGCATTCAGGTTGATGCATTCAAAGCACAATCTGATGCACAAGTGGCAGCGGCGAGAGTTGTTGAAATCCTCGCTTCTGCTGACAGCACCAAGAAACAAGACGTCATCAACGCACTCAAGTTGCTTGGCGACTTCCAGAATAAGCAGGGCGACGCGGCCCGCGCTGACGCTGAGCTTGTCCTCAAGGGGCAAGAGCAACTCCACTCAAAGCGCATGGACTTAACCGGTCTCATGCAGCAAGCAATGCAACCTTCCGGCAGAGCAGCCGAGATTCCTCAATAAGAGAGAGCTAGACATGAACCCAACCACCGAAATTCAGGCAACTGAAGAACAATCCCTGCCCGTTACCCAACAGGCGGCACCTGTAGTTAATCAGCCAGATGTTAATGCCAACTCTGGTGAAGGGCAGGAAGAGGGCTTCGAGATTGTCCTGAGTGGCGATGAGAAACCGAAACAAGACCCGGCAACCAACGCGCAATTTGCAGCGAAACGTCTGGAGCGCAAGCGTCAACGTGAGCTTGAGCAACAGATGGAATCTGTAAAGCGTGGCGAGGTGCCGGAGAACCTACGGGTTACCCCTGAATTACCGAAGCAGCCAGACGTTAACGACTTCCTCTCGGATGAGGCGCTGGCTAAGTACGACTATGACCAATCTCGCGCCCTGGCCGCATTCAGCGCCGCCAACAGTGATTGGCAGGTCAAGGCTATGGACGCTCGCAGCAATGGCGTAGCAGAACAAGGCCGCAAGATTCAGGAGTACACCCAGCAGTCAGCGCATTACGCCGATGCAGCCCGCAAACATTATGACGCGGCGGAAAAACTCAATATCCCTGACTTCCAGGATAAAGAGGACGCATTCATGCAGTTGGTGCCACCGCAAGTTGGTGCCGACATCATGGCGCTTTTCCCTGAGAAATCCGCCGCGCTCATTTACCACCTGGGCTCAAACCCAGAGAAAGTTCGTGGCCTCCTGGCTATGAACGGGCAGCAAGCGCTGATTGAACTCACTCGGCTATCAGAACGTTTAACTCTCAAACCTCGCGGCAAGCAAGTATCCGGCGCACCTGCGGTTGATGAGCCTATCAATGGCTCAGTCACTGCGGCAAACGTGGCTTCTCTCCAGAAGAAGATGGAAGAGGCTGCGAAAAAGGGCGACACGGAGACTTACCGTAAGATTAAAAATCAGATTAAAGGAATCAAATAATGGCTCTTAACGAAGGTCAAGTAATCACCTACATGGTCGATGAGATTATCGAGACCGTGGAAAACCTCACGCCAATGGCTCAGCGCGTTGGCAAGTACACCCCGCCAGCCGGTGACATGCAGCGCTCACAAAACACCGTGTGGATGCCGCTGGAGCAAGAAGCACCTACGCAGCAGGGTTGGGATTTGACCGGGCAGGCTACCGGCATCCTTGAGTTGTCCGTCAAGTGCAACATGGGTGTCCCGGATAACGACTTCTTCACACTTCGCGCCGATGACCTGCGTGATGAGCGTTCGCTGCGTCGTCGCATCCAGGCATCTGGCCAGAAACTGGCTAACAACGTGGAAACCTCGATCGCCAAGCAGGCTGTTGAGATGGGCTCGCTGGTAGTAACCAGTTCTGACCCTATTGGTTCGGCAACTACCGGCTGGGATTTCATCTCCGAAGCAGAAGCGCTCATCTTCTCCCGTGAGCTGAACCGCAGTGCTGGCCTATCTTACTTCTTCAACCCGACCGATTATCGCGGCGCTGGGCAGGACTTGACCGGTAAAGATTTCTTCGGCCGCATTCCTGAAGATGCCTACAAGTCCGGCACTATCCAGAAGCAAGTAGCAGGCTTTAACGATGTACTGCGCTCTCCGAAGATGCCAACCCTGCCAGCATCAACGGCGACAGGCATCACAGTAGCTGGCGCGCAGAAGTTCAAACCGCAAGCATGGGTTGCTGATACCGATGGTAACCGTGAGAACGTGGACAACCGCACCGCAGTGGTAACACTGAGTTCCGGCACCGGCCTGAAGCGTGGCGACAAGATCTCCTTCACCGGCGTCAAGTTCCTGGCTCAGATGGCGAAGAACGTGCTGACTCAGGACGCGACTTTCTCGGTCGTGGCTGTGAACGGCGCTCAGGTGACGATCACTCCAAAGCCAATCGCCCTGGATGACACGGCACTCCTGCTAGAAGAGAAGGCATATGCCAACGTGAATACCTCCCTGGCTAACACCATGGCAGTGAACATCCTCAACACCACTACCGCACAGTCAAATGTGTTCTGGGCCGATGACTCCATTCGCCTAGTGTCTCAGCCGATCCCAATCAACCACGAGCTGTTCTCTGGTATGAAAACCCAGAGTTTCGCTATCCCTAACGTTGGAATTAACGGAGTCGTAGCCTACCAAGGTGACATCAGCACGCTGACAGGAAAATGCCGTATTGCATTGTGGTATGCGCCAACAGCGGTGCGCCCGGAAGCGATTGGCGTTGGACTGGCAAATCAAGCCTAATCACTCACACTCTAGGGGCTTCGGCCCCTTTCTTTTTTTTGAGGTGCAACGTGTCTAAATATCGAAAAAAGCCAGTTGTTATTGATGCTGTTCAGTGGAATGGAGAAAACAAGCGGGAGATTTACGACTTCTGCAATTCAGGTCGGGATTGCCATGTTATGGGTAATGACCTCCTAATTGAAACGCTGGAAGGCACCATGACAGCAAGCGCTGGCGATTACATTATTCGCGGCGTGAGTGGTGAGCATTACCCGTGCAAGCCGGATATTTTTTCAGCAACCTATGAGTTGGTTGAGGGCTAAACAATGTCAAACATGGTATTTCGCCACGGCAGCGCCGCGGAGTGGAAAGGTGTTGGTTACGACTTTGAGATTGTCAGCGATGACGAATTGCAAGAATTTCTCGATGCAGGATGGTTTGCACACCCCGATGAATTGTTGAAATCATCTCCTGAGCCTGAGCCTGAGCCTGAGCCTGTTAAACGCAATAAGCCGGGGCCAAAGCCTAAGGCGGTGAGTGATGCTGATAGCAACTAAAGGTGATTTAGTCAGGGCGGCATTGCGCAAGTTAGCAATAGCCTCCAATGCCACTTTGACCGATGTTGAGCCGCAGTCAATGCAAGATGCGGTAGACGATCTAGAAACAATGATGGCGGAATGGTATCAGGATGGGAAGGGAATTATCACCGGCTATGCGTTCGCCGACATGGACAACCTTCCGGCAGAAGGTGACGATCACGGGTTGCGCTCAATTGCTGTCAGTGCCGTGTATCACAACCTGGCTTGCCGAATCGCTCCTGATTATTCACTTGAAGCCACCGCGAAAATCATCGCAACTGCTAAATACGGCAAGGAATTGCTCTATAAGCAGACTGCGATTGAGCGCGCCAAGCGAGCACCTTACCCAAGCCGTATGCCAATCGGTAGCGGCAACAGTCTTGCCACGCTGAACGGCTGGCATTACTTCCCCGGAGAGAAGCCAGATGCCGATTCAACAACTCCCCCTGATTAAGGGTGTTAGCAAAAACTTCCGCGATGCTGATTATGTTGATCTGCTCCCGGTCAATATGTTGGCGACTCCTAAGCAAGTGCTCAACAGTAACGGATATCTCCGCTCATTTCCCGGCATAGACAAGAGCTCTGACGTTGCAGGTGTATCGAGAGGGGCAATGTTCAACACTGCTCAGAATGCCGTATATCGCGTTTGCGGTGGTAGTCTGTATCGCAGCGGTTCGGTGGTTGGTTCGGTGTCTGGCTCGGGTCGTGTGAGCATGGCGGCCAGTCGCACGTCTCAAGCGGTGGGCGTTGGCGGTCAACTGGTGTTGTATCGATACGATGGCACCGTGAAGACAATGGCTAACTGGCCCGTATCAAGCACCTATACACAATATGAGCTTGGCTCTGTGCGCGATGTTACTCGGCTGCGTGGTCGGTATGCGTGGTCGAAAGATGGCACAGATTCATGGTTTATCTCTGACCTTGAGGACGAATCACATCCTGACCGCAACAGTGCAGAGTACCGGGCGGAATCACAGCCTGATGGGATTGTCGGTATGGGGACGTGGCATGACTTCATCGTCACGTTCGGGACTTCAACGATTGAGTATTTCTCACTGACTGGCGCTACTACTGCCGGCGCTGCGCTGTACGTTGCACAGCCGTCGCTTATGGTGCAGAAGGGCATTGCCGGGACATATTGCAAAACGCCATACGGTGATTCCTTTGCATTCATTAGCCATCAATCCACCGGTGCGCCGTCTGTTTACGTGATTTCTTCCGGTCAGGCATCCCCAATCGCAACCGCATCAGTTGAGAAGGTTCTGCGCGGATACACGGCGGCAGAGCTAGCTACCGGCGTGATGGAGTCAATACGCTTCGACGCTCACGAATTGCTGATTATCCACCTGCCACGCCATGTGCTCGTGTTCGACTCGGCAGCCAGCCAGAACGGGCCGCAATGGGCCATCCTGAAAACTGGCCTGTTTGATGACGTGCACCGTGGCATTGACTTCATGTTCGAAGATAACACCATCACCTGTGGCGATAAGTTGGAAGCGGTGACCGGTCAGTTTAATTTTGCGTCATCTGCTCAGTATGACCGGCAGCAAGAGCATCTGTTGTTTACGCCCCTCTTCAGGGCGGATAACGGCCGCGTTTTCGATTTCGAACTGGAATGCAGCACTGGTGTAGCTCAAATCGCTGACCGGCTATTCCTGTCTGCAACGACTGACGGCATCAACTACGGCCGCGAACAAATGGTGCCGTGGAATTCCCCGTTCCGCTATGACCAGCGGGCGATATGGCCGGTGGTTGGGCGTGTCCGCAAGAACCTGGGCTTTAAAGTCCGCGTCATCACGAAAGCCCCTGTAACCCTATCAGGATGTCAAATCAGGGTGGAATAAATGGCAGATCCGTCACTCAATGTGCCTGTAATCGTACAGGCGCAGAGCATTAACTCAACGCTACTCCCGCCGATATTCTCCCAACCATACATGCTCTATGTCATCCAGCAAGCCACGGATGCCAGTAACGTTGCAGGAAAGGCGAATCAGGCCGGTGCGGGGGCATATGAAGCACAGTTAAAGAACGAAGAGCAGGACGTTATTCTTGCTGACCATGAGGTTAGGTTGGATGCTGCTGAGGCGACGTTAGTAAATCATGAAACGCGCATTACGGCAGTAGAGGCGACACTCGCCAATCATGAGACAAGAATTACTTCGGCTGAGACAACAATCGCGCTTCACACAACGCAGATTGCAGCAAACACCACGCAGTTAGGCAATCACGAAACCAGAATCACCACGCTTGAAACGAACTTTGCAGCATATCAGGCGTACATGAACCGGCAAAAATCTGAGGTGGTTTACTCTGGCGTCTCGCTTGTCATCCCAACCACATCAACAAACTTGCTTACCTTGCTCGGTACGCTGACGCCGACCAGCGGAACGTTATTGCCTTTCTTCGACGTGGCTGCTGGGAGACTGAAAGCGCTGAACAAGTTCAAGAACCTGAGCTTCAAGATAAACCTGCGCGGCACTTACACATCCGCATCCGGCAACCGATCGATGCAGATAACCTTTGGCACCGTTGTGCCTGACACGATTGTCGTTAGTCGTGATGCTGCAACGAGTATTGATGACGTGTTCATAAACACCTTTTTCGCCGTAGATGAGGGTGACGACATCGTATCCCCCGGCATCACGATGATGATTAAGGCTAATGGCAGCACGTTCACAGCTACGCAGATAAAAATCATCGCCACTCAGTAGGAAATTCCATGCTCACACAAATAGATGCTCTCGCCGGGCGGGGATTAATGCGCCTGTGGGGTGTAGAGGATTGGATTGACCCTGGAGCTGAGTACGCACTGTGGGATGGCTGCTGCGTGTTCGCATTGGTTCCGCAAGATGGGTTTCTCGACATCCACATGGCGATGGATAAAACCCGGTGGCGCGAGTGCCGTGATGCTGGCGCGGCGATTCTTGCTGTCGTCGGCCACTGGAAGCTACGCGCAATCATCCTCACTGATAGGCCTAGAGTGTGCAACTACGCCGCACGAATGGGATTTGGTGAGCGAACAACAGAAACGTTAAAGACTATCGACGGGCGCGAAAGCGCCTTTTTTATTATGTGGCGTGAGCCGGGAGAATATCATGGGCGGTGTGATTAAAGCTGCTGGGGGCGCAGTAAGTAGCGTTCTAGGTGGGATTGGTGCCTATAAGGGTACTAAAGAACAAGCTAAGGCGCAAGACCGTGCTATGGCAGCATCTCAGGCTGGCTATAACAGCGCTGTTAACTGGATGTCTCCGTATGAAGAGGCCGGAGCATCTGCGCTTGCTGGATTGCAGGGGCTGGCTGGAAAGCCTATCGATAGAAACTCTCTGCTGGCGAACTATTACAAAAGCCCTGAGTTCACAATGATGGCCAATCAGGCTCGCTATCAAGGGCTCAACGCAGCAGAGGCAACAGGCGGTCTTGGCTCAACTGCAACCGGGAACATGCTGTCATCTATCGCTCCGACACTTGGGCAGAACTATCTGGCCGACATGACAGACCAGCAGCAAACCATGTATGGGCAGCTAATGGGGCTATCTAACATGGGCGCTCAGTCTGCTAACGCGCTGGGTAACTTTGCGGTGGGCCAAGGTAATACGATGGCTACATTGCAGCAGCAGATGGGGCAGATTCAGGCATCAAAGAAGATGATTCCATGGCAGACCGCAGCTTCTGCTAACCAACAGACAGCCAATGCTTTCGGTAACTTCTTTTCACCCTCAGGGTGGCTAGGGGGCGGGTCTGGTGGTGGTTCTGGTGGAGGGTTGTTCTAATGGCTCAATTCGGCGGTTTGCAGGGGCTTGGCGGCCCCATTGACTATTTCGGTATGGCTACCGCTCCGGCTACGCAAATACTGAATGATAGCTATCGTAATGATGCGTTAGAGGCATCAACTGCCGCGCAGCGTTTTGAAACCCAGCAGGCACAAAAATCAGCCGCGCAACAACAGGCATTGATGCAGGAACTCCCCGGAGCGATGAGCGATCCGGCGAAGTTGCAGGCGCTCGCTATTAAATACCCGTCTCAGCTTAAAAACATTCAGGCTCAGCTTGGGTTTAAGAATGCGCAAGATGTAGACGCGACAGAGAAAGCGGTTAACGCATTGCAGCAGGCGTCATCCCTTGGGCCCGAGGCGGTGGCGAATGCTCTCGTTCGTCATGCTGGTGTAATCCAACAGAAGGGGACAACACCGCAGCAATTGATGCAGATGTGGGCGCAATCACCGGAGCAATTCAATAACTTCCTTGGCACTGTCAAGTTGGGGACGCTGGGAGCTAAGGATCAGTTTGATGTTCAGGATAAGGCGGCATCAAGAGAAGTGACTATGCGAGGTCAAGATTTGACCGCAGAAACAGCGCGCAGGGGTCAGGACGTGAGTCGCGCAAATGCTCAATTAGCAGCATCAACGGGTATGACTGGACATAACATCGCAGCGGCCCGCCTACAACTAGATCAGAACAAATTCGCGTTCGACATTCAGCAGGCGCAAGAAAAAGCGGAGCTACTGAAAAGTGGCGCACCGAAAATCACTGACGCCACGAGCAGAATGATTGATACGTCGATCAATGACGCCACCGCGAGCCGTAATTCAGCGGACTCAATGAGTGCGCTAGCCCAACAGTTTAGGCAGGAACGTCCAACAACAGGCCTGTTTGGTAACGCGAGCAACATGTTTGCAAAAGTGTCGGGTACTGACACCGCACTGCGCGACTTGAGAATCAGGCAGAATGCTTTGGTTAATAACCAGGTGTTACGCTTCTTACCTCCCGGGCCGGCGACAGACCGAGACGTGGAAATTGTGCGAATGGGCGCACCTACTGACATGGATAACCCTGAAGTAGTCGCCCGTTGGCTGGACGCTATGTCTAATCTTGAACGTAAATCATCCCAGTTCAACGAGTTTAAGGCCGAGTGGGTTAGCGCGAATGGCAATCCGGGGCAGTCACGAAATAGCGGGAATGTATTGGGGATGGATGTGCAAAAGGGGGAGTCTCTTGGTCAGGCCGCTAAACGTTACATGGCTCAAAATCCTATTGAGCAGCAACAAGCGGCGGCGGCACAAGGAAGACTCTCATCATATCAAAGTGGTGGGCGTTCGGCACAACAACCAGCCGCGCAACCACAACCAGCACAACAACAGCAGGCATCAGGCGCTGTTAACTGGAGCGATTTACCATGAATGTAACGCTGCCTAATGGGACTGTTATCCAAGGCGTTCCAGAAGGGACGACGAAAGAACAGGTGATGCAGAAAGCCATTGCTGGTGGTTTGGCGAAAGCAGAAGATTTTGGTTTGCCATCTCAAAACCAGCAGCCCACGGCGGGAATGGTGCGCTCCGGTAATATTGATCTGCACAACAGACCGGTTGTAAAAAACCCCGATGGCAGCATTAGCACTGTTCGCAGTATGTCTGCTAATTTTGATGGGAATGAGGTGCTAATACCTACGGTTAGCGACGATGGAAGGATCATGTCAGATGATGAGGCTATTGATAATTATCGTCGAACTGGTCGTCATTTGGGAATGTTTAGCTCGCCAGAAGCGGCAACCGCTTACGCAGAATCACTGCACAATCAACAGGCAGATGAGTACTTGCCGCAATTGGCACAACCACAGACACCTACCAACCAGCTTGCTGCTGGTTTGGCTGGGCTTGGCGCTAATCTCTCGCAGTCTCGCGCCAATGATGAAGCAGAGGCCAAGGGTTTCCGTGATCGCGTCATTGATGCTGTTACGGGTGAAAGCCGCATGACACCAGAAATGGAGAATTTGCAGCCCGTGGGTAATGCACCAGAACTTAACGAGTTCACAGGGAATGCTTTTCGTGCTGGTTTGGCTCAACTGTTCGGCTCTGATGCGTCACAAGAGAAAATATTCCAAAGCATGGGCGGAAGGCTGCGTCAGGATGAGAAGGGTAACGTTATTGTCTCCCTGCCATCTGGCGACTACGCCATGAATAAGCCCGGTGTCTCTCCGCAGGATATTACTTCATTTGCCGCTAACGCGCTGGCGTTTACTCCCGCTGCCCGCGCCGGGTCAATTCTTGGAGCTACGGGTAAATCAGCCGCCACTGATCTCGCTTTGCAAGGTGGCGTACAGGCTGCTGGTGGTGAAAATATTGATCCGGTTCGAGTTGGATTATCTGCTGGTATTGGTGGGGCGTCGAAGGGTATAGAAAATGCTGTCAGCGCTGCTGCTAGATCGTCATTAGGCAGCATGTCGCCAGAAGCAAAGGCGGCGGTTGAATTTTCCGAACAAAATAACGTCCCATTGATGACAACAGACTTGCTAAAGCCGGGAACCAATATCGGAGCACAAGCAAGAACGCTAGCTGAGCGTGTGCCATATGCAGGAACTGGCGGATTGAGGGCAAAACAGCAAGAGGCCAGAGAAGGGCTAGTTAAAACATTTAGTGATGGCGTTGGTGGGATTTCAGATGCTGAGTTGTACCGATCCGCATCAAGAGGGCAACAACAGTTCATTGATGCTGCCGGAAAAAGATACGATCGTATAATTAATGCCATGGGGGATACCCCTGTAGACATCACTAATACGGTAAAGGCCATCGACACCCAAATCACTAAATTAACTCGACCTGGAGTATCGCAGGACAGATCAGCGGTTAATGTTTTACAGCAATTCAAGGATGATATAACCAGCGGGGCAAATAACCTGCAATTAGCCAGAGAAAACCGAACCAACCTACGCAAGCGCTTTATGGCTGCTCCTGACGAAGTGGACAGAGATACGCTTGAAAAGGCCGCTCAATCGGTTTACAGCGCGTACACTACCGACATGAAGAAAGCCGTTGCCAACACGCTCGGCCCACAGGAAGCAATGAATATGGCTCGCGCTGATCGGTCATGGGCTAAGTTTAATGACATGATGAGTAATACGCGTGTTCAGAAAGCGATACAGAGCGGTAGAACAACACCGGAAGACATGACAAAGCTGATTTTCAGCCAAAGCCCTGCCGAGCGCTCTCAACTGTACAGATTGCTTGATGATAATGGCAGGCAAAATGCTCGTGGTGCTATAGTTCAGCACGCAATGGACAAGGCTACTGACGCATCAGGTAATCTAAGCGTTGAAAAGTTCATCAATGATATGCATCGTAATAGGAAGCAAGCAGAATCATTCTTTAAGGGTGAAAATGCAAAGCAACTAGATGGGATGATGAAATATCTTAATGATACTCGACACGCACCAGTTGCAGCAGCAAACCCAATGACAGGGCAGCTTGCCAGCCCTACGGCGGCATTAGCAGCCTTTGGTTCACTCACTAATCCAATGATTGCCAAGGCCGTTGCCGTTGCTGCTGGGTTTGGCCTTTCTGGTAGAGCGTATGAATCAAGAATGGCTCGTAACGCATTTCTCCGTTTGGCTAACACACCAAAGGGAAGCACCGCTTACGACAGAGCTATCAGCCGTGTTTCTGAGGCGATTACGCCGATAATTCAGACATCGGCGCAGGAAGTGACAAATAGGTAATCGTGCGCCACGGATGGCTAGCACTTACTTTTTACTTTACCAACGAAAGCCTTAACCGAGTCGAACTCACCAAAGCCAGTTATGGTTTTTGACATGAGAACTTTACCATCAGGTTGAATTACCCATGAGTCAACTACGCGCTTTGTGTCTCCCTCAGAGCTTAGGCCAATAATTGATGTTGGTGACAGCGCGTGATACACGACACCTCCAGCGTCAGAGCCTGAGTATTTTACAGATGCCAGATCGCCATTAATTGAAAGCATAAATGTGCCGCTGAACCCGTCACTTTCGGCTTTATATGCATTTCGTTCGGAGAATGATGTACCTTTCATTCCTTCAACTACCCAACAATCAGCGTTAGCCGACACGGAAGAAAGCGCCAGCAGCGCAGCAATAACGTACTTCATCCCAACCGCCTTAATTTTAGTAACAACCAAATTGATTGCATGTTTGCTGATAATTCTGGCCTTGAGAGTTTGTACCGCTAACAGAATAATTACCACCACCAAAATCAGTGCGGTTTTGCGTCCATACCTGCCCGTTGGCGGCGCGACCCGTTGTTGTGGTCTGGTTACCGAAAGTCTGAGTTTGCTGGCTCCAGGATGTTCCTGTCTGCGAGTTATGCCCCTGCACGTAGGTTGAGTTACCCATTCTGTTAACTTGATAGGTATTGCCATTATTATCAAAACAGGTAGACATCTCTTTGGTGCCGATGCATTGAGAAAAAGCGCTAGATGATATTAAGAGTGCTGCTGTAGCTAAGATAATTTTTTTCATTTAATTTTCCTTGCCATTCAGAGGTGGTGATTATTATTTATCTGCGTACATTTTCTTCAACTGCTCAAAAACAGCTAACTTGAATTGCTCTGCCTGCTGGTCAGCTAGGCGCTCAGCCTCATCACGGTAGCCCGATACAGGGGATGGCGTAGCCAAAGCATCCTCGACAATACGCAGAAGCTCCGTGTTCATTGAGCGACCATTAGAGGCCGCTCTTAACTTTAATTTTTCTCTAACTTCCAGGGGCATGCGGAAGTTGAAATGCGGGTCATCTCTAGCCATCGCATCATCCTTTTTTAAGTAATTGACATGATAGGACGATGCTACTATATTCTCAATAAGTCCACGGTGGACCTATTTGGAGGACGGCATGAAAGGAGCTAGTAAGATGCCGCAATTTAACCTGCGGTGGCCTCAGAAGGATTTGGATTTGATACGCAAGGTAGCGGAGGAAAGCGGGCGATCGGTGAATACAGAAATGCACCGCCGCGTCATGGAGAGTCTGAAAAGAGATGGATTTATCAATGCGTAGAAAGGTTGAAGCCCCAACTGCTGTAACAGTCAGGGCTTCGGTATCAACAAATCTGGGAAGGAATTATTGACATGTCAATTATAGCAACTACTGATGTAGCTATCAAACAGGGTATGCCCGTAATGATTCATTCTGGCGTTCCTGTGGCGACATCTGAGCAGCTTTCACGGTTCTACGATACTGATGTAAACAATATCAAGAAAAACTACTCTAGAAATGCCTCGCGTTTTCTGGATGGCAAACATTACTTCTTGATAACTGGTTCTAAGTTAAAGGAATTAAAGAACTCGGTGACTTTCGGTCACCTAGTCGATAAACGCGCTCCTAAGTTAACTCTCTGGACAGAACGCGGAGCAGCCCGTCATGCCAAGATGCTTGAAACAGATCGCGCATGGGACGTATTCGAGAAGCTGGAGGATTTCTACTTTAGCCAGCGCGGAGAGGTTGAGGCGGTTCGTAAGGTTCGCCAGTCAACCGCAACGCAGCTTATCCCGCTGCGCCAGACAGCAGAGCGCTTAATCACTACCGGCATCGGCAAGATTTACCCTGACATCTGGAAGCTGGTACATGAGCGTTTCGACGTTGAGCACATTCACCAGTTGCAGCCAGCGCAGATAAAAGAGGCTGTAGCCTATCTGGATGGATTGGAAGGGGAGTTTATCGGCAAAGAGAAGAGGTCAGTATCAAAGCTGATTTCCTACCCAATGGAATGGTTTGACCCGTACAAATGGATTGTCGGAGAGCAGGCATTAACCAAACCGTGGAATTACCCTGCAAAAATGCTTGTGCCGAATGGTGATTATCCCAATCCGCTTGGGCGATTGCTTTTTGAACTGGAGCAAGCCGGTTATGAAATAGGTGCTGCAAAGTTCCAGCTTTTAGCACTACAGCACCACCTTGAAATGCATCGCCATAAGTTAGAGCGAATAAACCAGATAACGCACTAACCAACCAATCTAACCCGCTTCGGCGGGTTTTTTATTACCGCAGACCTGCTCTGTGGGGACTACTCACGCCCGGAGAAATACCAATGGCAATAACGCCCAATGTTGTAATCAGCATGCCCTCTCAAAACTTCACGCTAGCCCGCGCTTTTAAAGCCAATGCCAACGGTAAGATTTACATTGGAGAAATTGATACCGACCCGACTATTCCCAGCAATCAGATTCAAGTCTATCTCGAAAACGAGGACGGTAGCCACGTACCCGTAGCCCAGCCCATCGTAATCAACACTGGTGGCTATCCGGTGTACAACGGGCAGATTGCCAAGTTTGTGACCGTGCAAGGCCACAGCATGGCGATTTACGACGCCCACAACGTCCAGCAATTCTATTTCCCGAACGTGCTTAAGTATGACCCGGATCAGTTCAAGTTGCTGATCAATTCAACGTCTGGTGCTGCTGAGGTTGGAACCACATCAGGTAAAAACGTCCAGGAGGAGATTGATAATCTCTATCAGATGCAGAATATATCTGTTGATATAATAATCGGTTATGGGCAATCAAATAAAGTGGGTTATGCCCAAGGCACAACAGGGTGGCCGGAAAAAATAACGCCGCTGGCAAAATACTACAACTCTCTAACGAACACGTTAGACCCCGTTATTCCTGCGATGCACAACACGTCTGGTCAGAACAGTACAGGGAATTCGTGGGGCGTTTTTTCAAACAAGCTCGCGTCCCTAACTGGACGAGAGCTTGTAATCCTGCCATCCGCATACGGCGGCATGAGCATCGCTGAATTATCAGCGGGGTCTACATATTACACAGCAATGTTGGACGGATTTAACGCCGCAAAATCATTGATAGCGGCGCAGGGAAAAACACTGGGCAATGTCTACGCGACATTTAACCAGGGCGAACAAGACATGAAGATAGGCACAACAAAGTACGATTACAAGGTTGCCCTGGTCGGGTTGATAAATGCCATGAAATCAGATTTTGACCTGGCAGGTTTCTTTATTGAAATATGTGGCTCGCCACGATCCGGTTACGGTACTGAGGCGAATATGTACCGTGTGCAATTATCGCAAATAGAAATCTGCAACGAACAAAATGCTGTATTCCTTGGTTCTGACTGCCAGATGCATTTTACTGTACAAAATATGATGATGCAGTCTGGCGACGGTGTGCATTATACCCAATCTGGGTATAATGCAGTGGGCAACGAGCTCGCGGAAAACATCGCTGCTGTTATTAAAAAAAATGAACGGGTATCTAACAATTCATCATTGAGCCTATATGGTGCAGTGACGCATAGTCCGCGTCGGAAATGGTTTCACTCATACGCTAGAATTCTTGTTAAGGACGGTAATCTTTCGCTTTTGGACGAAACACGGACGGATTATCGATATGCAGCACCGAACGTCGACGAAATTTCTATTTCCGGCAAATCTGTCTTAATTGGATTAGCCACTAACACTCCAATAATCGGTGGGGAGCAGATTAATACAAACCACTACGCGTTTGTGCAGAACGGAATTACTGCAACAGGATCTTTCTCCCCAATACCAGGTATTGGGCGATACGCCGTTCAGGTGGAATTTTATGCCGACTTTGAGTTTATTTTGCAAAGAACAGGCGATCTATATTCAACATCCGTTGGCGGCAGTTCAACATTAACAAGTAACGAATTTTTAGATAAAAACATAACCGCGAGCATTTCTGGTGCGGACGTTACACTTTCAATACCTGACATGTATGGCGTTCCAGATGTGTCCGGGATTACGGGGACGGCGAATATCAAATCAATGGCTGTCAATAGCGTGGTTATTACGTTCGGTACGGCTAACTATGCGGTTGTAAAATTATCTCGCTGTAAATTGGTGCCGAAAAATCTACCAGACGGCTCTCAGTTCTCAGTCGGATACATAATAGCAAACACGGGGGATTAATCTGGCCACAAAAAGACTGACAGCAGAGGGACGTGACCGACTGTGACGTGATGTGCCAATTTTGTCATGGGGCATATATGGGGCAAAAAATTAGCGCAAAACGATGCAACTACGGGTTGTGTAGCGGCTCGGCTTGCGGTAATGCTTTGTGAGTGGGACAAAAATGGGTCAGGTGTGCGCGGGTGGAATTGCATATGCGCGGGTGAGTACAGGTGACTTTCAGTATGTGAACGCAACAAGTCACTGTAGATTACTGAATTGAAGGGTAAATCATAATTTTCGTAATGCGAAGGTCGTAGGTTCGACTCCTATTATCGGCACCACTAACTCATCCGAGCACATCCGAAAAAGTCCATAAAATCTTTTTAAATCAATGTTTTTTATGATTTTACGTCCATGTGCGTCCGATGTTGTCCAGTGACATCCGGGTATAAATGTGTATAGGATTGTGTATAGACAGGTTAGATAAAGGATTCCTATACACATGCCACTCAACGATATGCAGGCTCGTAGCGCAAAACCTGAAGAAAAGCCTTATACACTCGGTGACGGTTTAGGGCTGTCTTTACTCATTGAACCGAGCGGCAGCAAAAGCTGGCGTTTTCGCTATCGCTTCGGTGGTAAGCCCAAGATGATCTCTTTCGGCGCTTACCCATTGGTGAGTCTGGCTGAAGCGCGTAAAAAACGCGATGAAGCACGTAAGCAGGTACTAGAGGGCATCAATCCAAGCGAGCATCGCAAAGCGCAAAAACTTAACCTGATGTCTGAATCAGAGAATACCTTTGAAACCATCGCGAGCGAGTGGCATACCATGAAAAGTGTGCGTTGGTCGGTGGGGTACGCTTCTGACATCATGGAGGCTTTTAGGAATGATATCTTCCCTTATGTAGGGAAACGGTCTATCGCGGAGATAAAACCGCTAGAACTGCTAAATGTAATGCGCAAAATGGAGAAGCGCGGCGCATTAGAGAAAATGAAAAAGGTTCGCCAGCGTTGCTCTGAGGTATTTCGCTATGCAATCGCAACTGGGAGGGCAGAGATCAACCCTGCGGCAGACTTAACCAGCGTGCTTACTACACACAAAGCACAACATTATCCTTTCCTTAAAGCCGATGAGATCCCGGCATTCATTCAGGCGGTTGAGTCCTATACCGGTAGCGTGCTGGTACAAATCGCGACCAAATTGCTGATGCTGACCGGTGTGAGAACAATAGAACTCCGTGCGGCCGAGTGGTCAGAATTTGATCTCGAGCACGCAATCTGGGAAATCCCAGCGGAAAGAATGAAAAAGCGACGTTCTCATCTTGTCCCCTTGTCCACACAAGCGCTATCTTTGTTAAGCCAACTACAAACCATCAGTGGCAACTATAAATATGTGTTTCCCGGTCGGAACGATCCCAATAAGCCCATGAGCGAGGGAAGCATCAACCGTATGATAAAGCATATCGGTTATGAGGGACGGCTAACGGGGCATGGTTTCAGGCATACCATGTCGACTATCCTGCATGAACAAGGCTATGACTCTGCATGGATTGAAATGCAGTTGGCGCATGTGGATAAAAATAGTATTCGTGGAACTTATAATCATGCTCTGTATTTAGATAATCGTAGAGCTATGGTGCAGTGGTACTCTGATTTTTTGTACAATTAAATTTATTTAAGACAATATTTTTTTGCGGTTTTAAAGATAAAAATGATACTGAGTAATTAAGAAGGGTAAGTTATGATAACTGTCAAAAAAATATTTTTCAGTAGGTTTAATAAAAATGCAAGTGTAATTTTACATATAAATGATGTTACAAGATATGGTAAGGAGTACATGGGGAAATATGTATATATACTAGATGTTGATATGTTTATACAAAGTGGTCGAGGCAAAGATAATGACTACATAGATAAAGAAATTAAAAGCCCACTAAAAATGCTATTTTTAGGTCATGGTTTTACTGAGTCTGAGTTATTTGATAGGTTGTTTAAAAATGATATCTCATTGCATGATGTCAAACATAAATTGAATTTCGATTATGTATGTCAAATGTCAGATGATGGGTATAGATATATTAGAAATGAACTTGGGTTAAGCGATTCATTATCATTATTAAAATCTATTAAGGATCTTGGTGTTAATTATAATATAATAAGAGATAAGTCTTTTCTAGAAAAATACTCTGATAATATTTTTTTCATATTGTTATTAGATAATACTTTCAGTACTTATGCTTTTGATAATGGGTATAAATACTTTAATGCTGATGATGGTGTTATTTATCAATTGGAATCACCTAGTGGTTTAATCATAAATACAGACAGGAATAACACTCGTGAACTTAAGTTTGAAAATTCCACTCGTATAAAAATACCTATTCATTCATTAATTGGAAAAAATGGAAGTGGTAAAACTTATTTAATGAGTAAACTTATAAATCAGTCTATTTCATCGGAGGTGGATGTTAGAGGATTAGGCGCGGTTTTTAGTCGAATAATAGTCGTATCGAATACAATTAATGATAAATGCTACAGACCCGCTAATATAACAAGAAATAAAGCTAAATTAAATAATTATCATTTTGTATCACTAACATCAGAAAAGTATTATAACAAGCTCTTTCCAAGAGGGAAAAAATTAACACTATTTTCTCTTTTAGAAAAAGTTCAGAAAAGGGATTCACATAAACGTGGTGCTTTTGAACAGGGTTATTTGCTTGATACAGTTACCGAAAATGTGATTCCCGGATTTTCATTTTCAATAAAAACCAATATTGAAGAGAATAGATATAATAATTTCTCAGAGTTGACGGGTCGTTATGGGCTCATCAATTTATCCTCTAATCGGGATTTGATAACTAACTCTGAAATCGAATATGCTCTTCCTGATGAGGATATACAGTTTTATAAAAACGGTGAGCCATTTACTTTAAGCTCAGGTCAGTTATCATTTTTAGTCAGCATGTTCGCCCTTATCTCTACCATTGAAAGCAATAGCTTAGTTCTCATTGAAGAGCCAGAAAATTTTTTGCACCCTAGTTTATTAACACATTTTATAAATTCACTGACAAAAATACTCCGTGATACCAATTCAGTGGCAATCCTAGCGACCCATTCTGCTTTAGTGCTACGGGAGATACCATCAGAGCAAGTTACCATATTGCAGAGAAAATCTGACTTTACGATGTATCTAGCTCCGAAAATTGAAACCTTTGGGGCTGATACTCACCAAATTATGATTGATGTCTTTGGTGATTTATACTCCAATGCTTTATTTAGAGATGAGTTGAAGAATATCGCAAGAGAAAAAACAATAGATGAAATATTGGTTCAGTACGCTCATTTTCCTTCTGATGTTTTGAATAAAATTATTTTGGAGAAAAAATTAAAATGAGAATCTTATCTAAGCCTAAAGAGATCGATGATTTAATAAATGGATTGGATTTGAAATCCTCACTTGATGCTATCTTGGCTCTTGGTGAACCAAATGGAATAGTTGATTTGAGAAATAAAAAAGATGAACTTATAAGCGAGATGATAAAATATCACTATGAAATGACTCAGAATGGTTTCCTATCACACGATTCTAGAAAAAATTTAACAAAATACAAAGCACTTCTTGAGTGGATTTATCTCAATCCGAGTAAATTAAGAAAAACAGATTATATAGATTCCATTCGGAGGTTATATGCGAGAAGTGGATTGTTATGTCCGTACTGTGGTGTTTCTCCTTGTCGAACATTAGATCATTATTACAACAAGGCTTTGTTGCCCCAGTTCTCATTTTTGCCTGAGAATCTTATCCCTTGCTGTGGGGATTGCAATAGAGATAAAGGCGCTAAGAAATTTTTTAGTAAATGGAGACGATTCGTTAATCCATTTTATGATGACTTTTCTTCGTTAGAAAGAAATGAACCGCTTATATATATTGTGTTTAAAGAAAGGCCAAGCCCAGCAGTAGATATGGAATATGTTATCACAGCTAACCACAATCTTGATTTTGTCATTAGGAAACAGATTAACTATCATATTAGAGCAGTTAAAATTCCGATTTGGCATCATGAAGCTATAAGTAATTCATTCTGGAGAAACGCAAGAGATTTAATTAATCATAGAAATCTTCTCTTGCAAGGATTTGTGAGTGAGCTTGCCTATAACATGATTTTGAATAAACTTATAGAAAAGAATAACAACCTGAATTATGATTGGGAGTATATTATTAGATATTCGTTAATAAAAATTAAATTTAATAATTGGATATATAATAGTACATTAAACAATTTGATGTAATAATAGGGGGGTAGATTCTGAAAAATCGATCTTGTGAAATTAATTAATACCTCACAAATGGTGACTATAAAGTAAGGTGTGCCTGATTAATATAGTGATTGTTTTTTCAGTCAGGAATCGCAAGCTATAAGAATTATTGTGCCTAAAAACGCAAGACCTATTAAAAAAACACTACTCCCCCCCGCGCGCAATGCTATCCCCGCCACGCCTGCCCGCTTTATGTAGCGCATTTCATGCAGTTGCATGGAAGCGCTTAGGCCGCGCCAGTACTGGTGCTGTAGGGCAGATACGGGGGTAAGTATTGCATGCAAATCCATGCACCGTATGCATGCACGGTCAAAAAATCGCTAGCCAGAGAAAAAAGCGCGCAAAAAAGCCCGCGAAATGGCGGGCGATGTCCTGATATTAACGGTAATGAACTTATAATCTGGCTAATTAATTCCGTAGGGTTGAGGCTGGGTAATCTTTATATTTTTTCTGCATCGCAGGTGATAACGGAATATCCGGCACTGGCAGATCGCGTCTATTCGGCGGCTGAATAATTTCCTCTATCGATTCCAGTGTGCGGAATGTTGCGGAGCATTCGATATTCCGGCACTGGTGATAACGCTGCTTGACGTTCTCCGATAACGGGCGACTGGTACGGGCATGGGCTGCATGGCCGCAGAACGGGCAGTGCATCATTTCGCTTTCTCCCGCTGCTTGTGTATCGCCTGACCTTTTTGCATCCGTCTAATTCGGCTGGTCAACAATTCTTCGCTGACATTTTTAATGGGTTGGCTATAGAGGCGGATTTCCTGTAACAGTGCTTCTTCTTTCATGTCAAAGCGATAGCTCTCCATCCGGCTTTCAAGTTGCTGTGTCACCTCCTGTAGCACAACCTGATTGTCGCTTGCCGTAAAGTTCACATGATCATAGATCTGCTCATCGTGTGATTTCAGGGAAAGTGCATGAAGCCGTAAGGCCATGCCTCTGATCAGCGGCTCTACCGTTTCCATCGCCTTTTCCAGCTCGTAAGCAGCGTAGCTGCGCATCAGGGAACGGTGCGCAGCTTGATAGTTTAGCCCGCTTTTGGCGGCCGCCAGTTCGGCCAGCCCTTTATCCAGCTCCAGCGCGGCCACCAGACTGTCATACTCTTTCGCCAGCTCTTTGTGGGATACCTGCTGCAAGTGGAGTGATTTCAGGTCGTCTGACATCTGGCCGCCTGCATCGCGGAAACGCTGCCGCCAGTCGTTTTCCAGTAACTGGCTTTTTTCCTGCTCCACGCGCTGCTGCTTTTGAGCATTTTCAATCGCGTTAATCACATTCTGTAAGGCGTCGCTGTCTTTCTCGTAGGCCGCCTTAGCCTCGTTGTAGTAGTTACGTTGTTTCTCGATACGTTCATTCAGTACTGAAGCTACCGTTTTGGCCATGGTCATTTCTCCGCCAGGGTTAGTGTCTGGTGGCTATTGTGCAATTCACCACACAACCCCCGCTATCTGAGCCTGTCCTGCCATCGACCACACAAAACAATCTCACCCTTAGGCGGTTTGCCCGATTTAAAACCCACTCTTTTATAAAACTATTCACTACTCTTCACCTGAGAAAAAAGAATATATAAATCAATAAATAAAGAGGTGAACAGTTGATAAAAAACTCTTCACCGAGTGTTCATACTGTTCACTCGGTTTTTTGAGCCTTTTTTCTGGCGAGCGGTTTTTTGAATGTTTTTTTAGATTGATTTGCATGAATCAATCACTTAGTGAAATTGATTTGTAAGTAAGATGTGAGCATTACCAAACATAACTAAACATTACTATGAACCTGAGGGGGAGGTTGAATTTTAACCGCATTGTGCCAGCCGTAGCACAGCTTCCCCTTGTTGCGGCCTCCGAAAATATTCACATAATAGCGAGCTACCAGAGCAATCCAGTGCCATCCGGCCAGAGCCGGGCGGACATTAACGAGGTAGCGTCACATGTTGTCAGCCACACCCCCAGCCCCCATTCCTGCTATGCCCCCGATGCCACTTCATCCGGCCAGAGAGCGCTTAATGCGCCTGCCGGAAGTGCTGCATGTCACTGGCATTTCCCGTTCGACGCTGTACGAGCTGAGCAGTCGCAAAGCCTTTCCCGCCAATGTTTCGCTGGGTGGGAAAAGTGTCGCGTGGGTTGAGTCCGAAATTCATCACTGGGTGGCCGAGCGTATCGCCGCCCGTCAACAGGAGAGCCACGCATGATCACCTTAACTATCGCCGGGCAGTCAGTCACACTTGATGAAAGGGAAGCCCTCAACCTGTGCGATCAACTGTTTCCCGCCATCCGTAACCCGGCCACCGTTGCCGCCCGTGAACAGCGTTTCGGTGCGTTGCTGCTGAGCATTGCACCGACGCCCGCCGCCTCTGATTCACCCCGGCGTTACTGTGCATCCCGTGCCGGTGATGCGCTGACCAACTGCTGAGGCTGTTCATGACTGCGCAATTTATCCGTTTCCCCGGCTTGCCTGCCGGGGCTTTTTGGCGTTATAGTTCCGCTGCTGCCGCAAAATCGGTAGCCGGGATTGGCGTCCCGAGCAACTCAACGGCGACACCAGACGCGCCATGCGTCTTTTTTTACGTCGCGGCCTTAGCACTATTGCATGTTGTGCGGCAGCTTTTTAGCCGTTATTGCATCCAAACAATGGTGGCTCAGGCAGGGCAGCCTTCGGGCTGGCCGGTATTCGTTGAGGCCGGTTACGCCAACCCTGTCTGGGCTACCACCAATGAAATTGGCGTTTCCGGTGGTAGCTATACATGCTACTCAACGGAGAATGCCACATGGCTACGACCCTCACCCCGTCACACCCGCAATTTACCTTCTTGTTTCTGGCTGTGCGCCGCGCCGAATTACGCGCCTTACCGCACCGTGAAGCCGTTATCGCCCCGGATGAAATCAGCGCCCGCCGTTTGCTGGCACGTGACTATGTACTGGCTTTTGCTGGCCGTCTGCCTGTTCAGGGGGCTAGCCATGTTTGATTCTACCCCGCTGACCCTTGATGAAATCGCCGACCAGTGCCGCGCTCTGACGCACGCCGTCATCGAGCTGGATAACCCGGTAGCCAAAGAGGTACTGACGTTTGTACTGGCCGAACGGCTGGAGCTGCTGGCCGTTACGCTGCAAAGCCCGGAAGCGCCGGAAACTGACAACGGGGTGAGCGCATGAATAGCTTAGCCGCCCGTCTCAATAACCATGATACCTATCCCATTCCCCACGCTGACTACCTGCGCCTGTCTCATGCGCACCGCGTTGGTGTGATGTTTCTCGATATGCTGGACGCCCAGCAATGCGGCATGACCGCCGCCAAACCCAATACGTTACCAGCCGATGATATGGCCGCACTGGTGGCGCTGCTGACTGACCAGATAGGCCACGTCATGACCCACTGTGAAGCCCACCTTTTCACTGCGCGGGAGACAGCACAATGAACAGCAATAATCAGTCCTGTATTCCGCTGGAAGTGCGCACCGCCGTGTACCGCCGCGCCGTGGCACAGGCTTATCTGGATAACTGCCGGGAAACCGGCATTGCCCTGAACTGCAACTTAACCGAACTGGAAATCGCCATTGCGCTGGAGCTGGAGGGCGCACACGTGCGTGAGCATGGCATCGCCACCGGGATGGAAATCGCCTGCGCCATGCTGGGTGATATGGTGCAGCCCACGTTATTGACCGATAAACCCCGGTTAACCGCGCTGGGGCACATCATCATGGGGGAGCTGTGCCAGTGCGCGACAGCGGCGACCCCGACCACCACACTGCATTAAGGGGCAACGCATGGCACACCTTACCGTGACACAGACTGTGAAACGCGCCAGCGGCCACTGGCCGCAACTGCTCCCGGCGGTGGGTATCCGCATTGATGCCACCGGGCAGCATACCGCCTGCCCGATGTGCGAGGGCAAAGACCGTTTCCGCTTCGATAACAAAGAAGGGCGCGGCACATGGTTCTGTAACCAGTGCGGCGCGGGGGACGGCCTGAATCTGGTTGAGAAAGCGCTGAACCTGACGCCGACAGAAGCCGCCCTGAAAGTGGGCGCGTGGCTGGGCGACCTGCCGGACAGCCCGGCAGCTTCAACACCAGACGACGCAGACAGCGAGGCCGCCCGGCAACGGGCGGCGGTTCAGGCACAGGCGAAACTGAAAGAGGCGGTGACACAACCCGGCAACGCGTATCTCAGCGCCAAAGGCTGGCCGGATATCGCCGTGCCAACCTTACAGGGTAAGCCGCTGCGCGTAGGCGGTATCACCTATCAGCCCGGTGATGTACTGGTGCCGCTGACTACACCGGACGGTGAAGTAGTGAATCTCCAGCTTATCAATGCACAGGGCGACAAGCGCACGTTAAAAGGCGGGCAGGTCAAAGGCGCTTTTCACGCGTTCAGCGGCAAGCAGGCCAGCGTTATCTGGCTGGCTGAGGGCTACGCCACCGGCTTAACGCTACATCAGTTAACCGGTGATGCGGTGTATGTCGCGCTCAGTGCGAACAACCTGCCGTCCCTTGCCCGTGAGCTAAAAAACCGCCACCCGGCGGTCACGCTGCTGATAGCGGCTGACCGGGACGAGAACGGCACCGGCCAGACCAAAGCGGAACAGGCCGCCGCTGCCGTCAATGGCCGTGTCGCACTGCCGCCGGTGTTTGGTGACTGGAATGATGTGTATCGTGCCGAGGGTGCCGACGCCACCCGCCAGCACCTGAATGCGTTTACTCAACCAGAGCCAGTCAGCCCGTTTGCGTCGCTGGGCGAGGCCGAGTTCAAGGCCATGAGCGCCAGCGAGAAAGCGGAGAAGATACGCGACCACTACCGCGATACGCTGGCGATTGACGCTTTTGGGGAAACGTTCTTCCAGTACCAGAACGGCGCGTGGAAAGTGTTGCCCTATCGCCTGTTAAGCCGGGATATCGCGGCGCTGTTTCAGAAGATACAGGCACCTTTTACCGCGTCCGGGATTGGCAGCGTGTTGGACACCCTGAAACTGATTATCCCGATGCAGGAAAAGCCCCAGCGCCGGTTAATCGGTTTTCGTAACGGGGTGTTTGATACTGCCAGCGGTGAATTCAAACCGCACCGCCGGGAGCACTGGCTGAATACCGTGAATGATGTGGATTACACGCCGTTTAAGGCCGGAGAAAACCTTGCCGACAACGCGCCACATTTCTGGCGCTGGCTGACCCGTGCCGCCGGGAACAGCGCGGATAAGCAGGAGCGTATTTTAGCCGCGCTGTTTATGGTGCTGGCGAACTGCTACGACTGGCAACTGTTCCTTGAGGTCACCGGCCCCGGCGGTAGCGGGAAAAGTATTTTGGCGGAAATCGCCACCATGCTGGCCGGGGAGGACAACACCACGGCAGCCACCATCAACACCATTGAATCGTCCCGTGAACGTTCGTCGATTATTGGCTTCTCGTTAATCGTCCTGCCTGACCAAGAGAAGTGGAGCGGTGACGGTGCAGGCATTAAGGCGATTACCGGCGGCGATGCGGTGATGGTTGACCCGAAATACCGTGACGCATACTCAACCCGGATACCGGCGGTGATTCTGGCCGTGAACAACTCGCCGATGCGTTTTAGCGACCGCAGCGGCGGCGTGTCCCGTCGCCGGGTGATAATCCACTTCGGTGAAACCATCCCGGCCAGCGAACGCGACCCCAAGCTGAAAGAGAAAATCCGCGCAGAGCTGGCGGTGATTGTGCGTCACCTGATGAAACGCTTTGCTGACCCGAACGACGCACGGACGCTGTTACAGGCACAGCAACACTCCGCCGAGGCGCTGGAAATCAAACGACAGGCTGATCCTCTGGTTGATTTTTGCGGCTACCTGCTGGCACACAGCGACACCACCGGGCTGTATATGGGCAACGCCAACATCACGCCGCGTAACCCGCGTAAATACCTGTATCACGCTTACCTGTCCTTTATGGAGTCGCACGGCCACCAGAAGCCTATCAGCCTGACGGCCTTTGGTAAGGTGCTGCCTAACATGATGTCGGAATATGGGCAGACCTATCTCAAAGGCAGAACCAATCAGGGCATACAAACCAATCTTGAACTGAAAGACGAATCCGACGCCGACTGGCTGCCCAAATGTGAGATAGCGAGGTAGACACCAGAAACGACAAAACCGGCTCCGGCCGGTTTTTTTGCGTCCAAACACTTCAACGGGTGACTCATCACCTGTTCACCAACTCATCACCCATTAATCCATTGATTAGTAAAAATAAAAACCCGTAGTGAAGAGAGTGAACAGTTTTGTGCAAAATCTTTTTATTGGAGAGATCAGAGAATACTTTTCTCAAAAATATCGGCTAATGGTCGAATATTGCCGTGGTATCCGGCTACGTTAGCCGCTAACCACTCCTGAACGCCGATATTTTCAAAAGAGACACCATAGCCACAATTGATAATCATATGCTCGAACAATAAACGCTGAGAACGTCCATTGCCTTCCCGAAAAGGGTGAATCACATTCAAATCTGAATAATATTCTGCTAACTGAGTTATTAGCGCTGGACGTTCAAGGCCTTGTAAAAAATCATCATTGGATAGCTGCGTAAAAATTTTATTGGCTTCAATTGCAATACGGGATACGGTGCAGAAACGTGTTTGACCTTTAGAAATATCGATACGCCGTATTTCTCCTGCCCAATCGAATAAATCTCCGAATATTTTTCCGTGCAGACCACACCAATAATGCAGATCGTAAGGCGGCTCTTTAAATTCAATATCGAGAACGGCCAACTCGGATAACTGACGCTCCGCATGGTCGAATTGACTGTCATCGTTGATGTCGAGCTTATTTATCAGAACATCGCTATCAGGATAGGTATAAGGATCTTGCCCTGAGCCGTATTTATCAGACATAACCACTCGCCTTATACATGGCTATCAGATTTTTTCTCAGCGCTTCTCTTTCCTGCTTGTCAGCGGGAAGCGGCGTATCTTCAACACTGAATCCTTCAAGACGCATACTGTCCCGATAGTTTTTGAGTTTCACCTGATTGTAGTAATCACGCTTTTCTTCCAGCGTCACCATACGTGGGGATCGCGTTTTGTCTGGCGATGCTTTTGTGGTGATTTTCCGGTGCTGTTTAAATATCGACAAATCGGTATTTTTCAATTTCTCGATCAACCGTTCCCCGTCGCCAAACACGCCCCATGACGAGATAGGCAAGGCTTGCCGTTTGCCATTTTTTACGCGTGTAATGCTGATATCCATCGTTGACTGGAGAGTGCTTAATACTTCCTGTACTTTTCTTTCAGAGATACCTGTAGCAGTGACGATAGAGTGCGTATTAGGGAAATCCTCTTGTACCAGAGCCGCGAGTACCGCCATTTCATAACGCATGTACTTTCACCTTTAACCCGCATATATATGCGATAAAAAGTATCACAATTATGACTTGGGCGTATCTTACCTGCATGAGTGATGAGTAACTCATCACCTGTTCACTAGCTGTTCACCACTTAACTAGCTAAAAATAAAGATAAAAAATGAAAGGTGAATAGGGTGAACAGTTTTGTGAAAAATCATTTTATTGGGCGGTATTGTGTATATTACACAGCGAAGTTTTGCGTTTGCTTTTTGTGGCTCAACTGCCGATGTGTATAGGTATGTGTATAAATGAAATTCTCATAACAAAAAATAACTAATAAAAACAATAGGATGACTGGATTGGTTAGACTCCTATTATCGCACCATCCTACCTATTTTAACGTCTCCCTAAGCCTACTCAAACACCCTGATGATACGCGGTTTCACGGCCCTTATTGTCTCTGCTCGTCTACTCATGTTCACAGAAATCTACGGTGAGTTGGGGGATCAATGGGGGTATTCGCTGTTCGGTCTAAAGGAGATACCCCCAGATGAAGCTCAATGCCAGACAGGTCGAGACTGCCAAGCCCAAAGATAAACCCTACAAGATGGCTGATGGTGGTGGCCTATACTTATTGGTTAAAACCAACGAGTCACGCTACTGGCGTTTAAAGTATCGCATCGACGGAAAGGAAAAGTTATTGGCGCTGGGGGTATATCCCGATGTGTCCTTGGCTGATGCCAGAGCAAAACGTGATGAAGCTCGAAAGGGTATCGCTGGGGGTATCGATCCTTTAGAGGTAAAAAAAGAACAAAAAGTTGAGCGTGAAGCGCAGGTCAAAAATACCTTTCAAGAAATTGCGCTCGAATGGCACAGCATGAAAGTGAGAAAATGGTCAGCAGGGTATGCCTCTGACATTCTTGAAGCCTTCAACAAAGACGTCTTCCCGTTCATTGGTCAACGGCCTGTTGCAGACATCAAGCCGTTGGAATTGCTGAACGTGCTTAAAAAGATGGAAGACCGAGGCGCGACCGAGAAAGCTAAGAAAGTGCGTCAACGCTGTGGTGAAGTGTTTCGCTACGCCATCGTGACAGGCCGAGCTGAGTATAACCCCGCGCCAGATCTCACCAGTGCCATGCAAGGGCATGAATCAACACATTACCCGTTCCTAACCACTGAAGAGCTTCCTGCCTTCTTTAAAGCCCTTGCTGGCTACTCTGGCAGTGAATTGATGGTGCTGGTGACCTTCCCCCTGAAAACAGTGCCGGGCTAAACTGAAGTATCCGGTCTTTCTTTCATCTCACAGAGAGGCGTATTGCCATGAAAAAGACCCGTTATACCGAAGAACAGATTGCGTTTGCGTTGAAGCCGGCCGAAACCGGCACTCGCGTCGGGGAAGTGTGCAGAAAGATGGGTATTTCTGAGGCTACTTTTTATAACTGGAAGAAGACATTTTCTGGTCTGGGCGTGACGGAATTGCGGCGATTACGACAACTTGAAGATGAAAATCAGTGATTAAAGAGGCTGGTTGCTGACCTCAGTCTGGATAAAGAGATGCTGCAGGAAGTGCAAAAGTTCTGAGGCTGGCTCAGAAGCGTCAGGCGGTGCATTTTCTGCGAGAGGCTTACCGCATCAGCGTACGACGGGGATGTGGTTTGCTGATGCAGAGCAGAACTGTTTACCACTGGCAGAGTCGGCGAGATGATCGTGCTATAACGATGCGTATTCGGGAGATAGCGGAAACGCGCATTCGCTATGGTTGCCCGCGTATTCATATTCAACTGCGTCGGGAAGGTTGGCTGGTTAACTACAAGAAAACGCATCGAATTTATTGTCTGGAAGGATTAAACCTACGCCGTAAACGACCTCGCCGTCACGTAACGGCAATGCATCGTCATCAGCGTCCGGTACTGGATCATGTAGATCAGTGCTGGAGTATGGATTTTGTGTCCGATAATCTGTTTAACGGGCGTCGATTTCGGGCGTTGACAGTAGTGGATAATTTTAGCCGTGAGTGCCTTGCGCTCTATGTGGGGAAATCGCTCAGGGGCGAGGATGTGGTCAGCGTGATGGAGGCATTACGCGTGCTAAGTAACCGCCTGCCAAAGCGTATCCAGACAGATAACGGTAGTGAATTTATTTCGAAAAATCTGGATAAATGGGCCTATGAAAATAGCGTGACAATGAACTTCTCGCAGCCTGGAAAACCGACAGATAATGCATTTATTGCATCATTTAACGGTAGTCTGCGGGATGAATGTCTTAACATTCACTGGTTTCTTTCGTTGGAAGATGCTCAAGAAAAACTTGACCAGTGGAGAATGGAATATAATCATGAAAGAATACATTCCTCGCTGAATAACATGACCCCGGCAGAATTCATCCGGAGTCTCGGGAAAGATGAAGATCTCTAGTTCAGCACTGCATTGATTTTGGGCCAAGGTCAGGGTTTGCTGTTACTCGACGCGAAGATGGTACGGTTGAGGGGGCGCTCTGTTGATTCCGTCGATGAAATACTGGCGAATGAAACATACGAAACAGGTACGCCGCCAACACCTGTGCCTTCAAGAGAAGAGTATATTCAGATTGCAACTGGAATGAGAACGGAAATTTATGAAACGGCAACGCGCGAGATAGTCGTGCTACAAGATAAAGTAGATCTTAATACAGCCACGGAAGAAGATAGTGCATTGCTGAAAAAATGGAAAGCATGGCGCATTGCTATTAACAGTGTAAACATCACAACTGCGCCGAATATTATTTGGCCTATGCAACCAAAATGAAATAAACGCCTCTCATGGGGGAGGCATTTCAACTAACGCATGGATAAAAAGGCTTCTGATAGGTTTATTTTTTTGGGATATTCGGAAAACAGTGCGTATGACCGAGATTGTTAGTGGTAAAATCAATCGGTAGCCAGCAGAGCGCAGCTTTATTTTGTAGCAGTCAAGCATCCCCCGCAATTAGTTGGCTTCGATACGCGGTGTTTCCAGAATGTCGGCTAATTTGCCAGGCCTGCAACCTGGCACCGAGTATGAGCCGACGTGTTAACTGTTGGGATAATGCGGTAGCAGAATCGTTCTTCAGTTCGTTGAAAAAAGAACGCATCAGTAAGTGGATCTACAAAACCCATGCGCTGGCCCGCGCCGATATCTTCGATTACATTGAAGTCTTCTACAACCGGACGCGCCAACACTGTCACCTTGGCGGTGTCAGCCCAGAGGCCTTCGAACAGACTTCGTCGCGAGGACAGAATTTGTCTACCGGGTGGGGGCAGTCCAGAGATCTTCTTCTGTTTTAAGGCCTTTGGTCAGTTCGGCAGTGAGTGCCTTAAACTTCTTTTCGTCCATAATGTGCCTGTCTCCGTTGTTGGCGTGAACATATCAAAAGCAGGCAACTACACAATTTAAATTACAGTCTCATTAAACCAGTTATACTAACTGGTTACCTTACCTTTTAACTAAACCTAATTTACCGCTTTATTATTTATCTGTTTTAAAACACTCTCCCAAAATTCTTTTTGTTTTGGAAGTACCTCTTCAGACCATTTCCGAGTAACATATTCATTTAAGTGGCTATCATATGCGTACGCCATTAATCCATGGTATATAGGCCATTCTTTTTTAGCGTTTTCATCTAAATATGATAAAGGATCAAAAAATATAGCTTTACCTTTCAACTCACTTTTAACTAACTTATTTGCAATTTTCTCTCCATCAGTTAAAAATTCATTAGATTGGTAATGTTTCCCTTTTAAAAAAGCATTCATAAACTTTAACCGTTCATTTTCGCTAACCGTTGGAACTTGAGCTAACACGATCACTTGCTGTTCTTTTAATTTTGAAACCATTTTTGGCAAGTATTTACTCGCTAAAAATTCAGACCCCATTGGAAATAAGTTATATTTTAAGGCATAGATGATTATTGGATATTGGTCAATTTCTTTTTTTATATCATCCATTACTTTTATGCAAGGTTCTTTTTGCGATAAAACAGCCCATTTGTTTTCATCTTCTTGCTCAGGTAAAAATTCACATCCATGGTAATTGATAATTTTCACTGCAAACTCATATTTTTTACCTGCCTCATCCAAATAAGGAGAGTAATGCCCGGCATGAGAGTCCCCAATCATCAATATTTCTGGCTTTTTAGATTTATCACCAAAAACACAATTTCCTATAATTTTTCCGTCACAAAAATTATTCTCAGGGTTTAAATATTGTGTTTGTAACTTATATGGCTTCACTGCTTCTTCATATTTTGCATAAGATGATGAGTTTATTTTTCCTTCAAATACATAAGTCATAAAAATTATAGCTGAGGGGATTATGTAATACGCAATTAATGAGAATTTAAAGGTTTTATTATGTTTACGACAAGGTTTCTCAATCACATAAAAGCTAAGTAATGAAAGGAAAGTAATAAATAAAATAACGACTAAATATTCATTGATAGTCGTAAAGTTATCAACGAGTAAATATTTACGAGCAAGCACAATAATCGGCCAGTGCCACAAATATAACGAATATGAAATTGTACCGATGAAAACGATGGGTTTAATCGAAAGTAATTTAGCTATATAAGTATTTTTATCGTAACAAAAAATAATTAACGCTACGCCGAGAGTGGGAATAACTGCCCAAAAACTCGGAAATAGATGTTTTTCAGATAAGAAGATAATTGACAATAGCATCATCAAAAATCCGATTATTGTTAAGCTATTTTTGATAGTTAGATGATTTTTATCATCACGTACTATCTCACCAGTTTTCATTGATCTTTTAACTGACAAAATACCAATAATAGATCCAATTAATAGCTCGCCAGCTCTGCCGGTGATAAGTGAATAGTAATTATACTTGGTTAAAAATGCTGATAGCGGTGACAGTTGCGCCAGTAAAAATGAGATGAACGCAATTAGCCCAAGCGTCACTAAAATTTTTGAACGATTAAATTTTAATCTAAATAAAAAGAATAATAAAAAAGGCAGTACAATATAAAACTGCTCCTCAACGGCTAAGCTCCAGGTATGTAGTATTGGCATATCTGTTGCCAATGAATCCCAATAGCCGCCTGTATTATAAGCAAACCACATATTTTCCCAAAAGTAAATGGTTGACTTTAAACTCTCCAGAAACAGCTTGAAATCATTTGGCAATAACACATACCACGCTGCAAAAGCCGTGCAGGACATGACCACAAAAAATACCGGTAAAATGCGGTTAATTCTCCGCTGATAAAAATATTTAAAGCTAAACTCTTTGTTCAAGATGTCGGTGTAAATAATTTTAGTGATTAAATAACCCGATATCACAAAGAAGATATCAACGCCAATAAAGCCACCGTGAAGCCAGTGCTGATTTAAATGAAAAGCGATAACGGATAAAACTGCAATGGCTCGAAGGCCATCAATATCGGGACGATAGTTTATATTCATAGGATAAAATAAACGAGTGAGCAAACGAGGTCGGTCAATGAAAATACTTTGATTTCACTTTAACAGATGATTCTTAACGAATCTATCTTTTGTGAAAAAATGTCGTAAACAATACGTCATTTTTTTGATTTTGATAGTAGTTTGGTGCTGAAAAGATATTTCGTTTTTGATTTGTTAACGTGAGGGAGCGAGTGGCAAACCTCGTCGCTCGGCAATAATGTCGAGCGCATCTTCCAGCGTGAATACCAGATCAGGACGGATGGTCCAGGCGTCGTGCCCATAACCAGCAGAACCACATAGAAGCCGGAATCCTCAATTACCGCATAGGAACCTTCCGGGCAATCGGCCAGTTTGTCATTTTCATCAAGCACACAGATTGTCGTTCCTTGATAATCTGTTTTAATCATCAGCGGGTTTCGGCTCCTATATCGTGCATTTTCTCAATGACACGCTGTAGCTCGTCGTCAGTCAATGCCAACCGAGCCGCCATATAAAACAGGATGTGCGGGGACATGGCTCGCGGAGACTCGCCGCCTGTGTATTTTCGCCACTGGCTATTGCTGGCAACACCGGCAAGGTCCGCCATCTGGTTGCCGGTGTTGCCAAGTGATTCTTTCAGGGTGTTAAGGTCATCCGGGGTAGGGGGCGTATAATCGTTAATCAGTCGCATACATGAGCCTATTAAAAAGCCCCTCGCGGGGCTTTACGTTAAATCAGTTTGATGCTGGCAGGCGTCGAGATAGTCCGACCACCATTGCATCATCTGCGTGCGTTCGTCGAGGTGTTCCGCTTTGTGAATATAGGCGGCGCGAACGTGATTGCGCTCCTGATGGCTCATCTGCCGCTCCACTGCATCTTTTGACCAGCGGCCTGATTCAATCAACGCGCTACAGGCCATTGTGCGGAAGCCATGTCCGCAGATGTCCACCTGTGTATCATAGCCCATCGTGCGCAGCGCCTTGTTGATGGTGTTCTCACTCATTGGCTTACGGGCATCGTGATCGCCGGGAAAGAGTAATTCCCCGTTGCCGGACAACAGTTTTAGCTGCTTCAGTACCGTTACCGCCTGTTTTGACAGCGGCACAAGATGCGGTGTTTTCATTTTTGCTCCACGCTCTGAGTGGCGCACGCCAGCTATGGGCTCCCGATGTGCGGGAAGTGTCCACATGGCGTTATCCAGATCGATCTCTACCCAACGGGCAAAACGCAATTCACTGGAGCGGATAAAGATCAGTAAATTAAGCTGTACCGCCAACCTTGTTAGCAGTCTGCCTGAATAGCCTTCTATTCTTTCCAGCAGTTCCGGCAACTTTTCCAGCGGCAGGGCAGGGTAATGGTTTTTCGGCGGAGGGGTGATAGCACCGCAGAGGTCATTGGCCGGATTGCTGGCAATCAGTCCTTCCTGTACGGCGTAACGCATGATGACTGTCGTGCGTTGCTGTATCCGTGCAGCCGTTTCCAGACAACCCTTTTTCTCCGCTACCCGCAGCGGGATCAGCAGGTTGGCGGTTTTCAGGTCGGTGACAAGGACATTGCCGATGAGCGGGAAAACGTGCAGTTCCAGTGAACGCAGGACTTTGGCAGCGTGTGCCTCACTCCAGCGAATGTTGGCGCCCACCCACTGACGGGCGACGGCTTCAAAGGTATTGCCATTTTTCTTTATCTGTTTGTCGTGCTGTTTTTTTACGCCGGGATCGTCCCCTGCGCTGAGAATAGTCCGGGCTTCTTCACGCAGTTTACGGGCACTGGCAAGCGAGACAATCGGGTAAGCGCCAAACGCCAGCTTCTTCTCCTTGCCGCCGAAGCGGTACTTAAGATGCCAGAGCTTGGAACCGTTAGGTTTAATCAGCAGGTACAGACCCTGCGCGTCGCTGAGTTTGTAAGGTTTATCGAACGGTTTGGCGTTGCGGATGGCGGTATCAGTCAGAGGCAT